AACAAGATGTTCGTTTTCGTTGGTATGCTATAATGGAAATTACAAGAAAAATTGCTAACACAAGTTTAGAAGATTTACATAGACAGCATACAGAAATGACTAGTGTTATCCTACATAATCAGGCTTGGTTTAAAAGAAATAAGCAGGAAGAATTACTTAAGGCCGTTAGGAAAATAAGTGGCTAATAAATGATCTGCTATCAAAGCATGTTCAACATTGTTAGGATGTCTTTCCTCTTCGTCATACTTTCCAACGTTTTTAAAGTCCATAACATCTAGTTCAATAAATGTTATCTGTCTTTGATCACATATCGCTTTTAGAGCTAGACTATGATTATCACGCTTACTATCTAATTCATCACAATCAATCACGTGACTAACAGCAAACTTAACTCCCTGCTCAAGTTCGTTTAAAATATTAGCATCACTAGAAATATAGACTTTACCAACATCTTTTCTATGCTTTGGATCTTGATAAACATCTTTCAGTGCTGTGGCAAAGGTAGGATGTATGATATATGTTCTATCAAAAGCACGCCACGTAAGCCTGGGAGAATGGGTCCAACAAACTAACAACACCGACACGTCATCGTGCTTTTTGATTTCCTCAACTGCTGTGTGGAAAATATAATCGTTACTAGCACCGCTAAGTGCCACATTGATACATTTAAGATTTAAGTTTTTTGCTAGTAATGCAGGATAACTTTGTTGAGCATTTTCTTCACTCATAAAAGGATGATCTAACTCAGCACCGTGTGTCACTGAACAACCTGCGGCTATGAGTTTCATGATACTACTTTAACTCCATATCGCTGTTGAAATCTATCAGCATCACTACGATCATTAACCATTGGCTCACCTTTGATATTGAGGCTAGTGTTTAGCAACATAGGACAGCCTGTTAGCACAAACCATTTTTCTAATAGTTGTCTTATACCACTACCACAATCCTTACTCACAGTCTGCACACGACTAGTTCCATCCTGATGTATGATAGCAGGAAATTCGCTTGGCTTCTTACATGTAGCCACAGTCTGCATATAAGGGCTTGTTGGAAAGCCTTTAGGCATAGTAAAGTATTCGTTGACATATTCTTCAAGTATAACAGGTGCAAATGGACGAAACTTTTGTCTACGTTTAATTTCGTTTACTCGATCTTTTATTTCAGGACCTCTTGGGTCTGCTAGTAATGATCTATTACCTAATGCTCTAGGACCAAACTCTGCACGTCCTGATGCTACTCCTACTATCTTTCCTGCTAATAGTTCATCTAATAAAGCATTAACAGGATACTCGCCTTCAATGTTCATACCTAGATATGGATGCGACCATTCTACTTGTTTACCATAAGCAAGTGCCGCGGCACCTAAACTTGAACCTGCATCGCCTGGATTGGGCATGATCCAGATATTGTCAAAGTAATCACCCAGGTGTTCATTTGCTGAACAGTTAAGAGCAACTCCGCCCATGTAGACTAAGTTATTGCTACGACCTATTTTTCTAGCATGAGCCATTATTTGATGTAGGCATTGTTCTACAGTGTATTGAGCTGAAGCCGCAATCTGAAACTCTGTCATTTCTGGTCTGTAGTCTTCACAGCCTATGTGTAGATTATCATAAAATTCTATTTCTTTTTTGTCTTTGACAAACTCAGCAAATACATTGTAGTCTGGTCTTGCATAGGCGGCCATGCCCATTAAAATATATTCATCCTCATTTGGTTTTAATCCTGCACGTTGAGTCATTGCTGAATAAAATAATCCTACCGAGTGTGGATATTTTTGACTCCATAATTTTGTATACTGAGCACGACCTTTACGATCATAGTGTGCATGCCAAATTGATATAGTGTCAAACTCGCCTATAGCATCAATGACTACAACAGTGGCATCGTTATAAGGACTTGTTTGAAAACCAGCGGCCGCATGTGATAAATGATGATGATAACTTGAAAAAGGTATACCTGTGCCTATTAGTCTTCTGGCACGTGGAGGGATTTCTCGATCAATGGCCTGCATAGTTGTTATACGGCGCCAATCAAATCCTATACCTGAGCGCCAATTACGTAACTGTTTTAGTAAAGGCTTTTCATAGTAAGCAATATGAGTAATCTTATTAGTATAGTTGTAGGCATCATAGAATATGTCAGTGTTTAGGCTACGGTCATTCTTTTGTTTTGAATAACGTTCTGCATGTCCAGCAAACTTAATTGAACCGTCGTAGTCTACAACACTAATTGAAGCGTCGTGAAAGCCTGCCGATATTCCTAAGTAACTCACTGGTCTACTCTGATTCTTCCTCGTTCGGTATTTTCACCAGGCACTGCTAAAAACTTATCAATAAACCAGGCACTGACGTCAAGTGCTTCGCTATCTTTAACAGCAAAGTCATACAAGTTAGCATGGGCATGATGATTATTATGTAGTCCTTCGCCTAGTGTCCATAAATGAACCCAACTGTTATTTTTACTACGGTCATCAGTGTCAAAGTTTCTATATCCAAGTGTATGCCCAATCCAATTAACAAATACATTTAATTCAACATGATATATCCAACTTGGCATAGCAACTAAAAATACTGTTATACGCCAGTCTATTAATAATGTAACTGCTGTTAATGCCGCCCAAAGTTTATAATAATGATTATGAATAAATCTACATGTTGGATGAACTAGCAAATCTCTAGGAGTCATACCTCCTCTATCCATAAACCATTTAAGATTATTAAATTCCCAAAGACCTAATGCTGTGTATAATTCTCCATCATTTACAGGACTATGCCAATCATTTGGCTTGTCTGTTACCCTATGATGTTGTCTATGATTACGAGCGTATTGAATTGGAGAACCAACTCCTAACAAGAAACTAGTCCAGGCCATTAACTTTTCACCAAACGGTGTAGTATTAAATGCTCTATGACTAAAGTATCTGTGCATACCAATTGAATGACCAATCAGTTGAATTACCTTACTCCATACTAGACCTGCTAGTAGCCACCAAAGGCTTACACCATTAAACAACATGAATATTCCAAAGAAACTTGTTAAGTATATTAAACCTAAAAAATATCTGAATTTATTCGTTGTTATTTCTTTCTTTATCTTCGCTAACATGATTGTCTTTGTCTAAATCTAGATCTACTCTTTTTAATATTCTTCCGTTAAACAGTGCCTGTGTTCCGGGTTCCATATCTTTAGTTACGTATGCGTGACCATGTATTTTACAATCATCACCTACTTCTAAATGTCCACCAAATCTTCCCGTAACGATGGTAGCATTACATCCTACAAATACATTTTTACCGCATTTAACTCCGCCTGCTACAAATCCTTTAACGCTGACAAAACTGTTCTCTCCCATGACTGCATCATGCCCAAATGCCGCATAATCTAATGCAGTAACATGTTCACCAAATTGAACATCGTCTCGGACGTCAACCCATCTTCCTGTGTATGACCCTTGTCCAAACGTTGCACCTTTACTTATCTTTGTATCCGGATGAATTAACGTATGACAGGGTAAGTTTAATTTTTTAATTAATGCTAGTCGTTCTAATCTTAAATGATAACCGCTTTCCTCAGGTTTGTCTTCAATCCTGCTATTACCGTCCCAACTATTGCCTAAGAAGAACATGGCATTACCAAACTTATGAGGATTATCAAGTAACTCTTTTTCACTGCCAATGCACTCGACACCTTTGATTATGTGTCCAGGCTCATACATTCTATCCAAAAATCCAATAATTTTGATATTGAGAAGTTCACAGTTCTCAGTGAGGAAATCCATGCCCCATCGTGATCCTACGAAAACTATTGGTTCTTTCTTTTTAAATTTTTTGAATATTGAAAACATATTGTAATTATACCTTATTCTGTGCTACTTGTAAATAAAAGGATCACGCTTCTTTAGTTCTTTTAATTTCTTCCTATATTTAATTTCTATTTTAATTCTATTAATTAAATTCTTTAACCATTTCATAGTATTTCTATCCTTTCTATATCTAAATGTGAACTCATTTGTTTCCATATTTCAAACGAGTCTGTTGTTCCAAAACTTTTTTCTAATTCAACATAACCTAATTCAAGATATCCTAAACTTAATTTAGGATCGCGTGGATCTAATCCGTGCTTAATTAACCAATTTTCAAATTTTAATAATTCTCTATCATGCCATGGACAATCATTATTACGTGTTATACTTCTGCCCCACTCAATATCAAACTCTCCCGAATAATATTGTAGGTGTGTTATTGCTTCACAGGTTGCTTCGTCTAAGTCTGGTGCGTCTTCGTCTCTAAATACTTCTATTAGAGTTTTACCTATTTGCGTCCAGTGCATGTAAACATGAGCAAATTTACGATCATACCCATTGGTTATAAATCCTTGTCTATGATCATCTGTTAATTCATATCTAGTAGCCTTAAAGAATGTTGTTATCTGACTAGGTCTTATCCATTCAGGTGCTACACGTTGCTTACGCTGACTTAATATTAAACTTTCTAATTCATGACAGATATTATTAAGTTGTCTTATAGCGTTACGCACCTCTGGCGGCGATACTTGGCCATATGGACTGGGGGATTCAACTGTGCCTTCTAAACGTTCAAAATGATTGTGTAATTGATTCATAATTGAATGTTTAGTTTTTAATCCAATTGCTTCTTGGCTTGCTAGATGTGCTTCTACCGAATCACTTCTAACGCGAGTCTCTATAGGATAAGTGTCAGGAAATCTAACAGTGTTTGGATGGAACCATTCTTCAATAATATAATCTTCTAAACCATGCTGTGTATAATCATAACGATTAATAATCTCTACACTTTTATTAAGTTCATCGCAAAGATATTCAACAGTGCGAGCCGAATCTGGCCATCCTAAAAAACAAAATGATTTTTCCAATGTAAGATTTTGATCTAATATTTCTTTAAGAGCGTTAACCCAATCTTGTGCTAGTTTAGTGTCGTTAGGTCTAATGTAATAAGCGATCTTATCATCATTATTAAATGGATTTTGTAATGTAACTTTAATTTCCAATGTCGTCCCACCATTCCAATGCGTCTGTTCTATTACTTAATATATCTCGCATGGTATACGTATCTTTTCTAATTAACTCTAATTGTAGCATACGATTCTTACCGTCCACAAGAGCTTGTTGCCATGTATCTGAAAATTGTTCCTCAAATGTAGGTCTTGTTTTTAGTTGCTCTAATACATCACGCATGGCTCCTTCGCTGTGAGGTATTAGTTCATCAAGCCATGGATGTAATATAGATCGTGGGAGTGCAAGTGGACTCATAATGATGTCTGGGGTAAACCCAAACACCACTTTAGCCAGAATGTCTATTTCTTTTTCTTTCGCAAGTTTTTGGATATTTTCAACTTCGAATAATCCAGGGAGTGTGAGCGTGAAGTCCAATCGAATCTGTCTTCTATGAACTGCGTTCTCAAGTCCTTGATCGAGATTCTCAAGCCAAGAATTGTAGTTGAGACCCGTCCTAATATATTCTCCAATCGCTCCTGTTCCGTCGATTGACGCACATATCTGCCAATCGCGTAAGTTGCTAAGGATATCAGTATAAAGATTACAGCCTCTATAATCCACACGGCTGAGGTTGGTATTGTATCGAGCATAAACATTTGGTCCATCTCCTAATTCAATGATGCGTTGCATGTATCGCCAGTGTTGCTCATACATCAACGGTTCTCCGCCTACCCAGTAAATCTCTTCGACTCTATGGTCTTCAACTGCGTCAGCGAACTCCTGCTCTATCTGCGTGTCCTGAAACTTAGATATTTCATCACGCACTGCAGGCACCATCCAATTATTTTTGGGATTTTTAAAATCTATCATCCCATGCTTACGTTGTTCTGATTCCCAAGCACTGGATAACATATCCCCACACATACGGCATTTGAAATTACATAAATTGGTAAACCTATAATCCCAACTAACAGGTTTCATTGTAGTATGACCTGTGTCGTCCGTTGTGTCCCAAATCTTACTATAGTATTTACTACTGAACAGGTGATCAAAATATGTGCGGTAAACGTCAGTGTTTAATAACTTACTATTACACACATCACATTCAGGCAAGGGTTCTCCCTTCATCATACGTTGACGCACTGATTTCATATGGTCACTGTTCCAGTGTTCTTCTAAGGTAATAGGAATATACTTGCCTGTGCCTGATTTAGTATCTATATACTGTTCAAAGTTCTGTGCAGGTTCTCTTGATGCACAGCACATTCGTCTTTCTGTTTGTGGGCTTAGATAGGTATGTGTCCAAGGAGCCATACACAAAGTAGCAGGTCTGTTCTTAGGTTCTTTCATAGCCTATTGCCTCTGCTAGTTCAGGATGGTGGTCCCATAATGACTCGTTGCGTAGTCGATCAAATCTGCGTATGTTGTCTAGTAATTCTTTTGACTCAACGCCCTTGCCTTGATCCATAAAGTTTATTATTCTATCAAATTCTTTCTTATGTTTGTTGTGATTGGGAATCAAACTTAATTTTGCGATGGCACGTATCTTTGCCCTTGGATGCAGATTCGCTATGTTGTTATACCATATCTCATGAAGCATGTTCCAATAGACAAAATCAAACTCTTGCTTGTCGATCCACCAACTTAGTTCTTCCAAATACATCACATTAAACACATTTACTGTAGAACAGCACTGTAGAGTTATGTTGCCAAACTCTTGTTTAAGTTTTTTAAAGCGTTGTATGTTAGCATTTACTTCTTGCCACTCTGCATTCTTACGTTGATATTCAAATCTTTCTCGAACATCATCTATGCTAAATGCTATTTCAACTAATTTAAATTCCTTCCATACCGCTAAGTTCTTTTCTGGATACTGTGTGCCGTTAGTGTTGTAATGTATTTCAATATTCTTAGCAACACCTCGATCTACTAGTGTTCGTAGGAAGTCAAAATGCTCCTGAATCATAAAAGGTTCGCCACCAGTAAACTCTAGGTAGCGTATGTTGTCTACATTGTCAGACATCTCTTGCCAAAAACCTTCTGCTTCTCTAGGCCAGCGACCTTGTTCAATCATTTTATATGGAAAACTAGACTTCTGTTTTTCTTTAGGCAACTCTTGAAGTTCTTCTGTGGCGTAACTACTAGAACTCCAACTACCACATATACGACATTTTAAATTGCAGATGTTACCTAGTTTAAAATCTATAAACGCCAACGGCTTATGATCTTGAGTCCATTCAGTGCTATCAATCATTGACTCTAAACGCTCTAATGTGTATTCACGTTTTGACTTACCACCTGAATCTTCTACTGCCCAGCACTTCTTACAAGTGTCTGGTTTCTCTCCGTTTAGAAACTGACTACGCAGATCACGCATAGACTCTTGTGCTTGTTCTACAGTGTCTACACCTACACGTAATTTCTCACCTTGATCATTGACTAATTCATCCTCTGCCAGACAACATGGTCGCATGGTGCCAATGGGACTTGTTTCAACACTAACCCAAGGTAGTATGCAAAATGTTTTATTTGGTAAGTTCATTTAACTCAGGTATTGCTTCTAATACATTTTCATTTCTAATACGATCTAGTTCTATTGTTTTTTGCCAAAATCTTTCTCTGCCTTTGCCATTTAATGGATCATTAAGTAAGTTTAATGCACTTTGAAATCCTTGCGTTGCTCTTCCAAACGTGTCAAGAGGTTTAAGCCAAGATAAATGTTCTTGGTATTTTTCTGATATTTTCTTTCTATAATCTTCGTCAGCAATACTGACCTGTAACCATTTTGGATCAACTAAAAGATTAATATTTAAATCTTGTGGTTTTATTAGTCCTTTACTTACCCATTCTTTATGAAAATCGGGTAAGTGTAAAACATTTAAAATGCTTAGTGTAGGACTAATATAAAAGTCAACACGAGGACATTGTTCCATCATTATACGTCTATTACGTTCCACTTCTTCCCAATCTGTGCCTTTACGAATATACTCTGCTCTTGGACCCATGGCATCTAAACTAGCACCAACAGCAACTGATTTAAATTTACGCCAATAGTCAAATACATAACGATCTTTTAGTTTTGTTTTAGTAAAGTTTGTGTTATAAACCAATGTAACATCAAATCTTTTACGACGTTCTAGTTCTTCAAGTATATGATAATGTTCATCCATTATCAATGGTTCACCACCAGCAAAATATATTTGCTCTACATAGTCTATATGTTCCATTAGTTGTTCTAACATATCGGTTTCGTGTCGGCCTGCCCAAAACAGAGCTTTATTCTTTTTACCCCATTCAGGACCTGCAAGTTTAATTTGATCTTGATACCAAGAACTTGAAAATATGTGTCCGCATGAACGACAACTTAGATTACATAGGTTACTAAAACGTATATCCCAATATGTCATTTCAAACTGATCAAATGTTCCATCAGATAAAGTTTTATCTACTCTTTTAACATGATGTCCTTGATGTTTGTTAGCACTTTGTCTTGGACTAAAAAATCCTGCACGTTCTTCTTCATAGCATTTTTTACATCCTGGGCTTTGAATATCATTGAGCATGTTTGTTCTCAACGTCTTCATTTTAGATGAGTTCCATATTTCTTTAAGAGTTTTGTTTCTAACAGAGCCAAAATTTACACTATAGTTCCACAAACAACAAGGTTGAGCTTGACCATTGGGACTAGAATTTAAATGGATCCAGGGATACATACAAAATGTTTTTGATTCAGTTAGTAAGTATTTTTCTCTTTCAGTTAAGTCAAACATATTAATGTTTGTAGGAACACTCGAACCATATATATACTCGTCTGTTATTTTTGCAGTGGTTTCATTTTTTATATAGTTTCCTTCTAATACTTTAAAGTCTAGTTTATTTTCTTTATCAGTATTAACAATATTGAGCTTTGTTATTTCTTTTTCAATATCTTTGTTTGTTGTTTGCACTAATATAAAACAAGGAGTAATGTCAAGGTTATTAACAATTCTTAATAAGATTGATAACTTAATGCCCACATCTGAATCTTTTTGATATAAATCAGAATCTCCAAAGTTGATAACTATTCTGTCATTATTATCATATGCTTCTTTTTTATTTTTTTTAAGATTAGGAAACAAATAATTTTTTAATTCGTTTAGATCTTCAATCGAATTTATATATAATGTATCAATGATATTATAATTTGCCATACCATTCCTTTAGTTCAGGAAAAGTTTCTGTAAAGTTTTTATTCCTGCGTTGGTCGTATTGTTCGTAAAAGTTTTTAAAATCACTCAATAATTTTTGTTCTTCAAAAGTGTCCGAGTGCGGTTTGTCTACAAGTTGTAGGTAATCAATTAATCTATCTATATGATTGTGTTCAAACTCATGTAGCCATTCACCGTAGTTTGTTTTAAATATACCTAGTCTGTTTGCTTGAGCTATTCTAAACTCTTTGTTTAACACTAACGGTGATTGGAAACTAGGAAAGCGTAAGATGTTTAAGGTAAAGTTAACACTATCTTTGCCATACTGTTCTTTCCATTTCATTATCTGTCTGAGGAATCTATCTAGTGTAGTCAGGCACAGTGCATTAATGGTGCACATGACATGCAGTCCTCTGAGCCTGCGACTGTCTAGCAAATACTCTACATTATCTTGCCATACTTGATAGTCTAAACCATCACGAATATATTCTGCTTTAGTTCCACATGCTTCGTTACTAGTATATAGATCTAGTTCAACTTCTTTGGCTCCTTCTATCAGTCTATCTATCTTTTCTCGATCAAACGATAAGTTTGAATTAATAGCAAGACGTGTTTGACTCTGTCCTCGATTCCTTTGAAACCATTCTAACAGTTGCCATGTATAACCTGACATTAATGGTTCGCCACCTGTTATTCTAAGTTCTTTGAGTGTCTTGTGTAGATCGGATTCCCACCACTTGAAGAAGGCCTCAATGTAAGGATTATGCTGACCATAAGTATACAACTGACTACTGTCGTGAGTATGAGTAAAGTGGTTGCGGCCATCACTAACCAAGTTGGTATAACTACCTTTGAACTTAATGTCCCTAACCCAACTACTGCTAAAAGCGGGGTTGCAATAACTACAAGCCAACTGGCAAGTCCTATCAAAAGCAATTTCCAAAGTTCTAAGTTCAACATCTTGTGTCCATTTAGTATGGTAAGCATCGTCTAACTCCTTGTCCTCATATATAACTGTTTTATAAACTCTATCCGATATAGCATCCTTGCCCATATCTTCAATCTTCCAGCAGTATTCGCACCCTTTAGGTCTCTCACCTGCCTGCATCATAGCACGTTCTTTTTTCTTTTGTTCTGTATTGTGTAATGCTTTTGGATTGCGTTCTACTTCTGTAGTAGTAATCTTGTGTGGTAAAGGATGATGACAACTGGTAGTCATGCCACTGCCTAACCATATGGTAGCGTTATACCATTTGGCCGCACAGAAACTATCACTCTTAATATCAATGACTCTGCGTTTATATTCTAAGTCTGTTTCGTTATGCTTTTTTGGCATATTGTTCACACTCCTTCCACCATGCAGACATTTCTGGAAATGTCTTTAAAAAGTCAGTGCCTCTCCTTCGATCGTGTTCACTAAAGTATCTATAGAAATCTGCTTTTTGTTTATTTTTATAGTTATCATCTAACTGTTGGCCTGATCTCATCCAAGTGATATCTCTGTCAAGTCTTTTTATTTCGTAGTCTTTAAACCCTTTAAATCTAGTTTCTTCTGTTTCATGCCACTTAACCATCCAGGCCCATAGTCTTTCTAGTTTATCAACATATGGTTCAGGCAGTAAGTCCATACGCATCCACTCAGGTGTTCTCAATATAGGTGTGTCAAACCACACACGTTGATATGTGTTTGAATGCACTTGTCTAAGTCCGTGTATACCTGCAAACAAGTTTTCAACTGATGTAACATTTAAGTTATTCATAGTTATGATAAATGTTATGCTTGAACGTTCTGGCACTTCAAACAAGAACTGATTAACACGTTCCCATAACAGTTTAAAGTCTAGTCCATCTCTGATATATTCTGCTTGTTCGCCAAACCCGTCCACACTCACATACTGCATAAAGTGTTCTACATTATCATCTGCACATATCTTTTTAACATAACCTAAATACTTTTGCCATAGTTTTTCATCTACTGAAAAGTTTGAAGTTACATTTAAATGTAAGTCTGGTTTAGGGTTTTCTAAAACATAATCAAATACCTTGAAGGTATTCTTGTCCATTAAAGGTTCTCCGCCTGTCATGCGGAAGTGTTTAAGTTCAGGGTAAAGATCAGGCCACCAATCCCAAAACGCAGTTAGGTATGGATTGTGTTCTCGGAAAGGTATAGGCTTTCTCCTACCCTGAAAATAGTTAGGGTCATTGTGTGGCGTTGATGTTGGCCACGCACCCAATTCGTTTGACTCTTTCTCCCACGCTGTAGAGTATTGTGGTGAGCAGTAAGAGCATTTTAAATTACAGTTGTGATTAAAGTTAACTTCTACATAACTTGGTATAACATCTTGATCCCAAGGTGCGTTAACTATTTCATTAAATGATTCTGCGGCCCAAGGTTCACCTGAGCGATAGTGCCTGTCGCTGAGTTTACCATTGTCTTCCATAGTCCAACAGTAACTACATTCTTCTGGGCGTTGCCCTTCTAACATCTGCTTACGTGCAGATTTCTTTTGTGCTGTATTATGTAAGGCACTAGGATGAAACTCTAAAGGTTTAACATCTATTTCATGTAAGGGTGGATGGTAGCATGAGTTAGTCATGCCCGTGGTGAGATGTAGGCTAACCTGTTTCCATTTAGCCAAGCACATACTAGGACTTACTGTGTCTAACTGTTCTTTAGCAACTTCTGCGTCACTTAAGAACTTAGACTTAAAGTCCTTGTTTACTTCATCACCTTTATTTTGAATAGACATCTACTTCTCTTACCATAGGCCCTTGGTTACGCCAATTTGATCTATAGTGTCTTTTGAAAAACTTACTTTGTTCTTGATCTAGTTCTACCACATCCAGATCTAATCTACTGAGTTCTTTAGCATTCTCTCTTGCTATCTGATCTGGATCTTGTGATTGCATTTCCGTCCATAACTTTTCCAAGTTATCAAACCATTGAACTTCTGTATGATCCCACTCACTTAACATAGTCATTAGTGTGCCTTGTCTGGCTCCTGCTATTGCCCATATACCATTTTCAACATCACGGCCTACTGTGTGCCATATGTTGAGATTATCTAAGTTACGTTTATGAGCTCTATCTTTAAATTTATTTATTGTTGGTTTATGTCCTCGATCTAAACACATCTTAACACCTTCGCGGAATCCTGCACGCCATGCTTGGAAAGGTGTAGCATTAGGGTATGTAACTGAGTAGCAATCGTGCATGGCCCAGTATAAAGGATCAAAACAAAACTCTACATTAGTATCATCACTACCGTCACTGTTCTCATGTGTTTTCATATTATAGACAAAGTCTTTGGTCCATGAACTAAGTCCACCGTTGCCATACATTAATCCATTTATATGATTACGAGCTCTCCAACGGAACACTGCCTTTTCATAATCCTCATCTTTGAGTTCTAGTGTAAGATCAAAGAAGTCCGGGCTAGGCATATTGTCACCATCTATTAGGATAAATCTATCTGTATTACTAGCATCAGCCGCGGCTTTGTGTGCGGCGTCCGATCCTTTAACACCGTCTACACGAGTTGCCCATGGAATCATATTTTTAATTTGAACCCAAAACTCTTCCTTTTGTGGTTCATCATAACTTAAGTATATGCAGTCTAAATCTGCTACATCAATCTCAGTCATAGTATTTTACTTTCCATTTCTGCCCTTGTCCTATTATAGTAATGTCATCAACTAGTGTTTCTGTCCCCTCATCACTAGGAACAAGTTTACGATACTGCGTAATCTTATTTGGATTTACCAGTTTACCGTTTTCAACTTTAACATCAACTCTACCTTCAAAAAACTCTTGCTTAGTGACAACAATATAACTACCTTCTAGCTCTTGTCTTGAATATTCCTTAGGAGTTCCGTCCTCATTATAGTATAAACGATATTCATCTGATTGCTCTTGCCTTTTAACAGGCTGTCTATTTTTAATTACTTCCCAAAAGGCTGTCATAATGTTTCTCTAACACATCAGCAAAAGATTTGACTTGATAGTGTGTAGGTATTTGTTGTTGTATAGTCTGTATACGAAGTCCGCAATCTGTTAACTCCCACACAAGTTCTTTTGTCCAGTCTTCACCATGACAAAAATTTATCTTGCCTTTCATGTGTGCAAACTGTGGATATGTGCTAGGTAGTAGGAAGTTTTCTCTACCTAGTAACACTATAGCTAATGCGTATACTGTATCAGTGTCTGGTTCAGATTGATCCCAATTACGCAATTTAACTTGATCCCAATTATCAAATAGTTCTCTACATGTTACAAAGAACTTAGCGGCTAATTCACTTCGTCTCCAATATGTTATTGCGTTATACACATCAGGTAGTTTGTTGTCATCTAAATGACGTCTATAGGTTCTATCTGTAGTCTTGTGCCCATAAAAGTTTCTAGTGCCTTGTGCTATAAACACATCACGTTTTTCGACCATAGCCCACCAATGCTCTATTGAACCATTAAGAATCATATCTGCTTCTAGTTTAATAGTCTGACGAAAAGGTGTTGCTTCAAATATCTGCCAGTCATTTTTTAATCCGCCTTGGTCACCATAAGGTAAAGGTATTTCATAATCAAATATAGGATCTTGACAATCACCTACAACTGCTACTTTGGCTTTGGGCATAAAGTATTTTATTGACTTTGCAAGAGCTCTAGCACACGGGTGATATGTGTCGCCTTGTGCTACAATTAAATAACCTTGTTCTGCTTTAACTGCCTGCACAGATCGCCTCCATTGATTGTTTATTCATTACGTGAATATCTAAACCTTTAATATTTTGTATTACCGCTTTTTGTTGTAGGTATGTTATGTAAGATAAAACAAATGTATTTTCCTTCTCTCCAGATCTAACATCAACATCAGTGGTTGCTGTAACTAGTGGCCAAGGAATCGAATATTTGCTAGATTCTACATGTCCACCTAATAGGCCAAGTGCTATTGAAAATGCCCAATCATTACGAAAAGTCTTGCTGTCAAACTTATATAAAAATCCATAGTGTTTCCAATCTCGTTTGATCATCTCAACTGTGTCAAATACTTCTTTAGCAAAATTAGATCTATTAAAATACATCACTGTGGCCCAACGACTGGGAAACTTATGCTCACCAAATCTATCTAGTGCTATGAACTCTGCTCTCCTTGTTACATCTGTTGCTGTCTGATGAATCATAAAATCTTTGTCTGCGTCAAACAATAAATTTAATATTTCACTGTTAACAATGTAGTCAACATCTAGCACTATTGTTTCATCATAAGGACTATGATCCCAAGCACGATTGCGACTAGCATTATACCATAACTCTCCACCTTGGGTAGCATTGAATACTCTGGTGCCACCCAGTTCAGCATCATCTTGGTTTGATATAATTGTTGTGGGTAGACCTAAGTATCTTTCAATACGTTCAGCAGACCATTTGGCCATAGAAAGATAATCCGTGGTGCCATTGTTAAATGCGTAGAGTAATACTCCTCGACTCATCGTTGTCTCGATTGTTCTGCTAGTTCAACACTCCAAGCATTTAACTGTTCTTGATGTCTCTGCTTGGCCTCTTTGAGTAAGGATGGTCTATCAACTTCTGTGGGATTATTAAATTCATCAAGTATGACCACAGTGTCTGTGTCAAATGATGATAATAGGACTATTAGATCTGCACCTGCACGGAACATGCCGCCTTGGTGTGCGAATAGTAGTTTTGCTTCGTATTTTTCACGCAAGACCTGTTTAGCGGCCTCGTGATCAAAACGAGCTTTGATCTTTTTGCTGATTGTATCCATACCTTATTATAACACATACTTATCAGACAAAAAGAAAGGCACCTAAAAAAGTGCCTTTCAATTCTACCAAAAACTTATTATAATGCTTCTTGTGTTGATATTGTTGGTGTTCCCCATGCCGCACTTGTTAAGTAAGTTGAGCTTGGGTAGATAAAGTTAACATTTGATGTTAATGTTCCATTAACGATATCTAATGAAGCAGGGTTTGTGCCCGGTGTTGGGTAAGTTGGGTTACCTGTGTCAGCCGCCGCATCAACAAAAGTTGTTCTAATGTCAATGTAGGTTGCTGAGCCAGCCGCCGCATTAGTAAATGCTTCAATCTTAATATAGTTTGCTGTGTATGGTGCTGTGTCAGCATACTTAATGATTAATTGTGTTGCTGAAGTTGTTAGGTCATATACATCAACTGTTGCTTTTGATGAACCTCCACCACCTGCACCACCACCAACCTGTGTAACACCTGTTAGTGCCTGTGAGTTAACAGTGTGGCTAGTTGAGCCTGATAAGTAGATTGTGCCCATCTTAGAGCATAAATCTGTCCATTCAGTGTTCTTGTTGCTTGATGTGCCACCTGAACGTGAATATGTCATTCTGATCAAACCACCTGCATTAAAGAAGTATCTTAATGCGTTTGCTGATGCAAATGTCACACGCTGTGTGGTGTTAACTGAAGTCGTCCAGTTTGATGTTCTTGACGAAGCACCGCTGGTTGTCACGGTCGAACCCGAAGCCGCCGCATCCAATCTTGATGTTGTTATGGTTGCTAAGTCAGTGGCCACTGTTGCCAGTGCTGTAATAGTGTCACCAGCTGATAAACTTGTATAGTTAGTCACTGTTGAACCTTGGTGCGCCGCAATATTTTCAATTCTTGATAAGAAGTTGTCCCATTGTGTCGCTGTAATTGTTGATCCTGCTGATACTGAACTTAGTGTTGAGCCTGTCTCACCGTAACCTTTGTCAAGTGTTCCAGCACCCCATAACGTGTTAACGTTGTTTACACTATTGTCGCCAGTGCCAGCCGCATTACCTGTGACAAACGTATTATATTCGTCGTCTAGTATTGTATCGCCTGCTGTATATGCCATTTGTTATGTTCCTCTATATTACTTATATTAGTGAGATACTGTGACAACTGCTAACACAGTGCCTTCTTCACTTGATGTTTTAGTTTCTAGTGCTCTGCCAATAACGTTAAATGGCGTAATTTCATCTGCTAAAGCCGCCTTTGCTTTACCATTACCTGCTGATACTAGTCTATCACCTTTGTTCACTGTGCCAATAACTCTCACAGGAACTCGACCGTTCATAGCGATTGGTGGGTGAGTTTCGTTATTACCTGCACCTGAGTTCATTAAGTAAGCCGCCGCTGTTGATATAACACCGAACACTTGATCACTTAATGCATCTTGTGCCATTGTAATTTCTTTTACACCGCCTAGTTCTACAACTGTGCCTGCTGGATATACTGTGTCTGCTTCAAATCTTTCAGCCAAGTCAGAGTATTCAGCGGCCGACGCTGTTCCGTTAAAGTTAACAGCATATACGTTGTTATACTGTAAACTTGTAGTGCCTAAGTCAATAGTTGCGTTAGCACCTGGATTCATTGCTGAAGTAGCGCCATCAAAGTTAACAACAGTTGTTGTTGAACCACCATCGTTGACTTTAATTGAAATATCACCGTCTTGTGTTTGGTTTGCAATAGAGATATCAGTGCCGGATACGCTTACTCTGAAGTCACTGTCTACACCAACTGCTAGACCTGTGTCATTTAACACGCCTAATGTGCCTGATGTTGTGTCGTTTGCAATAGCACTTAAGAAGTCTGTTGAATCTAAACTATCTAATGTTTGTGCGTTTGTAGCATTACCTTTAAACACAGCATTTGAAACTGATGAGCTTAATTGTATACCTGGGCCAATTGTTGCAAAACCAGTGATGGCTGTTCCTGGTGTAAATGTTGCGTCTTTAGATACTGTTGCTACAATATCATCTTCAACATACATTTTAACAACAACGTGGTCAACTGCTACGTTATCTTCTACAGTGTCAACAATAGCACCTGAAGTTCCTGTGCCTGCTGTAAATGAAGGACCAACTAAAATAAATGCTGAACCATCATATACTTTTAACTGTGCATTTGCTGAGTCAAACCATAAGTCACCAGCAACGTTTGATGTTGGTTGTGTAGCAGAACTTGTAGCTGAACCTAGGTTCTTAAATGTTGTTCCGTTATAAACTTTTAATAATGAATTTGATTTATCAAACCATAGTTGACCTGTTAATGGGTCACTTGGTGCTGTTGTATTAGCACCGCTTTCAAGTAGTTTCACTACGTTTTCGTTTAAGAACTCGCCGTAACCAGCGTAGTTCTTACCTACTAGTGTAAGTGAACTATCAGTATTGATAGTGCCGTCTGCGACTGTGGCAAAGATCGTTCCATCAGTTAAATTAATTGTATAAGCCATCTCTTATTACTCCGTATCCTTATTGTATTATTTATCAGACCTATTAACTAAGCACATTTAAGTGGTGCTCAAATTGGTCAATGTTTGTATTCGCACCGTATAATCAATTTGAATCTGTCTGTTCAATGACTTTTGAACAGGGTGGAATACTACGTGTGTTACCAAGTCAAGGTCTGATGTTGATCCTTGCCATGTTTTTAATCCTAATTCATCAAACACATAATCGCCATCTAGGTTTGTTGAATTATCAAAAGCCTGCTGTCCGCTAGGCTCACCATAGTCTAGTAAGCAACTTACTAAAATGTCAGTATATACTTTACCTGATGTATGTAACACTGTCAACTTATTTCGAGTAGAATCAGTGTTTGCTGATGATGTATCATCGACTACCTTTTGATAAGTTTGATTATACAAGTCAGCATTTTGTCCTGTAACGTTTGGTGGTAGATATGTAATAACACCTGTAGTGTCTACACTTGATCCGCCATTACCAAATGCCATTTGATAAATGTATCCTTTATCCTTGTTAGCCATTGATTGTGCTAGGCTATTAGAGAAGTTTTCATAATGGATAGCGTTACGCTTGTCTACCATAACTTCTTTAGAGTTTGGGTCAAAGATCTTTAAGTGTCCTTGAATAAGGATACCACCGTTCTCGTCTGGTTTTTTATTTTCGTCTGTCATTTTAGTTTCTTGTGTTTGTTCCATACTATATTTATCCACTATGAATTTTCACCCCTTAAGAACTTAGCAGGCACTGTGTTAGCATCCTGTAAACTCTTAGTAGTTCTTACAGTTGATCCATCATCTACTGTAGGTAGTTCATACAATGTTTTATTGTATGCGTAATCTAGTTTTGTTCCTAGTGATGTATCATAAACTACTGCGTCTACTGCATGAGCTGATGCACCTGTTCCTGCAACTCCTCTACGCAGTCCGCTGATAGTATTATTAGTTACATCACGTTCTCTGTATGTTATGCGTTCGCCGTCTATTGTAACAACACCAAAGATATTATTTGCTAAGTCTGGTGCTGAAACTTTTGAAGCATCTTTAAGATAAATTGTGTCAGCATCAGCTGTTAGTGCCTGTGCTAATTCTGTTCTATAATCCTTGTTGGTTCTATAGATAACATTGTTGTCTCTCATATCTTTAAAGATTGCAAAGTCTAGTGTATCTGGAACTTGTTTTTCAGTTTGTAGAGTTACTACAACTACATCGTTATCACTAACTGTTGTTGATAGGAACTCAAGAGTCTGACCGTCTGCATTAATTCTCCAATCACGGCCAAGGTATTTGCGTAGTCCGTTAACAGTTACACGTAGTCTATCTGGACGTGTAATTGTTCTATCTAAATCGTATTGACTTAGATCAGTTACTTGTCCTGTAGTTTCGTCAAACGTGGCACTGTCAAATCCTGATGCTTCTGAATCAAAGCCAACTGTTAACACTGATCCAATCGCTGTTGGTCCATTGAAACATCTTGTTAATATGTCAAGCTCACTTGTATTGTTGTCTGTTGTTACTAGAATTCTTGCACCAGTAATAGGAGCAGTGTTAAATGTAATACGATTCAATGAATCACTTACTGGAACACCTGAGTATGATATCTTATACTCTGCTGATGTTTCAACAAAGATTTTAATATCTGCATCTGCATCTGGAACTTCGTTAAGTTCAACATATCTTATTGAACTAGCATCTGCAGGACTTAGTGTAAAGTCTTCATACAATTTAAGTTCTTTATAGTCAACAAACACATGGACATCGTTATCAGCAATTAATGTTTGGAATAGATCTTCTGTTGTTTTCCAGTTTGTTAAATTTAAATAGTATATTGCACTTGAGCCATCTGCTGTAAACTCTAATCCTTCTGCAGGTGTTAAACGTTTACCATCTACTTCAACAACTGCTGTGTATGCGTTGTGACCTTGAATATCATTTTCTAATACAAACTCTGTGGTTGTATTATCACCATACATAATCTGTGATGTTGGGTGACTTGATGAGTGAGGTAATGATTCATCATGTGTTACATAGCCTGGAATACTTGAAGGATCTCTACCATCGTAACCAAATATAGCAACAGCCATATAGTCACCATCTTCTAGTGGTTCAGTGCTAAACTCTTTAACTTTATCCCAATCCGATGTGCCATTGTTATCTAAATCTTGATCACCAAATGTAATTCTTGTAGTATAATCATCTACTTCACGGAAAGTATAATTTGTTACTCTTGATCCGTTGACTTTAATCATTGCTTCGTAGATTTCATCAAATGCTACAGGAACATCAATGTAAGCGCCTTCACTTGAATCATCTATTAATATATCTCCTACATCATAGTTGTCAACCCATAGTTGATTGCCACCGCCAATACCATATGATTCAATTCTTAAAACATCACCAACTGAAATGTTGTTGCCGTTAAATGTAATTGTTTTGTTTAACCAATCTACTGTATAGTCTACAGTATTTTCTGCAGGTGTTACATATTCAAATCTCAATGTAAGTCCTGTTGTAGCATTAAATGCTCTAACAGCAAATGGATTTTCAACTAAGTTAGCAAAACTAAATGTTGATTCAACACCAGTATACTCAAACATTTCTGATTTAAATGGAGCACCGTGGCCATCTTCGTTGTAATCAAATCCAGGACGTGTAAACACTTTGATGTTTAATGTATCAAAGATAGAACTTGGAACTAGCTCTTCAGGTGAATGACTTGAATATGTGTCAATGTAAGCACCTCCATCAACATTGATATCACTTACCTGAGTTCCTAGATATGTATCTGTATAGTCACCCGGAGCATACTTAGTATCCAACAGTGATGGACTGTATGTTGGTTCACCTTCGTCACCAAAGTCTAAGTTATCATATGGGTTAATATCATAATTGCCTATGTCAAAACCTGTGTTCTGGCTGTATAGAACACCTTTAACTTGAACGCCTGGATAATCAATACCTGCTATCAATAGGCCTAGATCAATACCTGGCTCATCTACTGCTGGTGTATAATAACCTCTGGTTCTATTAACGCCTGTTAACTCATCTGCTGTTACTAATTCAAAGTCATCTGGATCAAATGTTGCACCAGAAACAACTAATGCAGAGTCATCTTCATTCTTAGCTCTGTAAACTTTGTTATTGTATCTTACTAGATCACCTGCATCATAAGTTTCATTTGCTTCCCAGTCAACAATTTCTGATTGATATTCATATCTATCGTATTTGATTGTTGTTTTATATGAACGCACTGCACCAGGGCTAGTAATAGCAACTGCTGTTGCACCTGAGCCCGAGCCGCCTGATATTGTAATTGTTGGTGGTTCTGTATATCCTTCGCCTGCGTTTACAACTTCAATTTCAACTACTTCGCCTGCTGTGTTAATTCTTGCTTTCAACACTGCTGTAGTTGTTGCTGTGCCTGTAACAGTAACTTCAGGTGCTGTTAAGTAACCTGAGCCACCTTCTGTAATTGACACAGAGTCAATACTCAACGAATAGTTGTTATACCATGATGTATAGTTACCTGTTGACCAAATGTTAGCAGTTGATGGGTAACTACCTACTTTGCCATCATCGCTTAGCCTTGGGCTAATAAATGTTGTTTCTACTTCATCATACTGTGCCGGTAAATCAAAGTCTGTAGCATCACCGTAGAACAATTCATCACCGTTATATTTTAGAGTAAACTCTTTGATCTGAACATGATAAGGTTTAACTTCTTCAATATACTTCTCAACGAACTCTTGATTATCAACTTGGTAAATGTCGTATGGTATTAAGTCTCTTAGAGTATGCTGTATGTCAACCAATGAAGTTTTCATTAACCAGTTAACAGCAGTTTGTTCACTCTTGATATATTCAAATGTTAAGTTAATTAAGTCAATTCTATGATCTGCAAGATCGTCAATTAGTATTTCATCATTGATTGATTTAATAATTTGTCTAGTTTCAACGACTGGTTCTGCATCAAAATATTGTGCGTCAAACACTTCAACATCAAAGCCGTTACGTCCTGTAGAATAATCATAAACACTAGTATTAATTGCAATAGTGCCGTCTTCTAAGCCAATACGACTCCAGCCTGTTGCAGTTCTTTCATACAATTCAAACTTACTATCTGCATTAGCTGTAACTTTAACTATATCACCTTCAACAACAAGATTTTCAACAGTTACTAGTCTAGAGTATGATGCTACTTCTTCCTTAGGTTTATCTAAACTTGAATAGCCCTCAGCATACCAATCAACATATGACCAATAGTTTGATGTTTTATAGTTTTGAACTCTGGTTAATAATAAAGAATCATCTGCTTGAACTTCGTAGATAGTCCATAAGTTGCCATTTGTTGAATCATTAACAACAAGATACTTGTAACCAGTTGCTACTAATTTTAGATTTTGATAAGTTAGTTCATCGTAAGTATTAAGTTTTTTATCCCATGCACCTGACCCACTAGCAGGTGTTGCTTCTTCACTTGCTAATATATCAAGTGTTCTCATTTCTGTAATAGGATGTTCTGCAAACACTTTATTTGCTCTTGTGATATAGTTTTTCAATGCAGTGAATCTATCTTCAAACATTGATTGTCTTGGACGGAATTCTACACCGTAAGAATCTGCTTCGCTTAAGAATGGATCCGGCACTTTATTGCCAATTGAGTCAACACCTGCATAACTGTCAACAAACTTTTTATATAACTGTGTGCTTAAAAACTCAGTTGGGTCATTTGTTTTAATTAATTCATATTCAACGTGAACATTGTTATCTGTTTTAACTTTATCAAATTCAACATGTAAGATTCTATCTTTAGCACTTAGATATTCTTGTGAATTGTATAGTGCCAGTGTTGAACTGTCTAATGGTGTAAAGTATGCAATACCACTTGACTTAGGATCTTCAGTATACTGTTTCATTGTTAACGAACTTAGAGTTTTACCTCGACCTACATTTGGATTATCTTTTACCCAGAAATAGTATTTGGTTTCTATTGTTCCACTAACAGCAACGCTTGTTTTAACTACAAAGTTTTCAGTAGATAATACCTGTCCTTGACCACTATACTGTGCAGGCGGTTGTGAACTTTCTGTCCACTCATAGAACTCTGCCACAGACCCTTCAAACAGTTGTCCTAATCGTTTTGCTCTGTATTCTGAATCACCTTGATAGTAGTTGATAAATCTAATATTTTCTGTGTTCCACCATATTTTACCAACTGATTCAGCACCCCATGTTTGTCCTGAATTATTAACAGCACCTAGGTTGTATTGTGCAGGATCTGTTGGTCCTATGATATCAATATTTTGTCTAACTGCACCAAGTATTTTACCCTGCAGTGGATCAAAGTGATCTAAGTTTGCTTTAACTTCTTTATCAAGTCTGTCATAGATAAAGCCTGTGTTAATACGATCAATATCAACTACTGATTCTTCTTCTCTGATTACTTTCCATGCAAACTCTCTATTTGGATTATCCCAGATTGCTATTCTACCAACAGTTGATGATCCATCGCCAGCTGTGTGTCCTGGACTTGTAACAATAACTGAGCCTGACTTATAATCAACAGCATGACCAAACTCTGCTAGTTCACTGACTACAATGTCTGATATTTGTTGTCCAACCACAAATTTACCTGGGTTACTAATAATATCAGGAGCACTGCTTAGATAATCAAATGTGTAAACTGACCCGCTTTGTGTAACAACTTCTTTAATTTCGGTAGCGTTACCGTCGAATTCAGTTGTTTCTGAATCAAATGTTGTTGGTAATTGGCTAACACCTCTTGGCGAACCAACTACTAGTGTAAGTGCATCTGAACTAACCGATAGGCTCTGACCAAATCTCGAATTATTAACCGGAACTGGTGATGTAATAGTCTGCACCGATTTAAATATTTCTAAACCTAGATCATCAAGTGCATCACTATTATCACCTGCAGGATAGACATAAAGTTTGTTTGACACTGCTCCTGCATTGATATTTGTTAGACTAATTGTTAGTTTGTTGTTAGTTTTTGTTGCTGTTACATTTGGTATTACAGCATCATTAATATCTTCAACAACTTGATCTAATGTTGTTCCTGTAAACTCTACAACAACGTTGTTGATTCTAATTTTCTCACCCTGTGTAACAGTTGGGTTTGCTACAGTGCCTGTGATAGTTCCGTAGAGCCTTGATTGATTAACTGCACGTTGCACTGATCCTTGTTCTGGCCCAACTAGGCTATCGTATGGTGCTGACGCATACAGTGAGCAGTTAGTTGGACATATTGTTACATCATAACCAAACTCTGCATCTGCTGATGATTCTGTTTTTGTAACTGTGTCTAACAACATAAAGTTGTTGGTTTCAATTTCAACAAAGTCGCCTAGATTAGGTGCTGTGTCGAGTGTAACTGTGCTACCTGACAATGTATATGTTCCACCGAGGTAATGTGCTTTATTAGTTAAGTATTCACCATTGATCGAAACAGCAACTCTGCCCTGTGGTGATTTATCTGACACGTATGTTTTGTCAGTGTCATCTGTTACTACAATTCTTTCTACATCTCTGTCATAGACATAAACTTTACCTTCTCCACCTGCTGTTCTAGCACCAACAATAACTTGTCTACCATCTGTAGTAGTTGCTAGACTATATCCAAAGTCTTCGCCCACTGACCCAACAATACTTGATACATATTCAAAGTAATCACTTGAACGAACCGTTATAGTTGCACCGTCTGCTGGTGCATTTTCAAATGTAAATGTATCACTAGAATCATAACTAAAGTCAAAATCAATTTTAGGAATTTGAACTATACCGTCAACTGTTACAAATATTGAATTAAAACCGTCTGCTGTATACAGGCCTGTAATATCAAATATTTCAGTTGATCCGTCACCAGTTAGTGTAACTGTTTCTCTTCTAGTTACTACAACAGTTTCGCCGTCGCCTGGAGCAGTGTCTAGTGTAAGAACACCTGTTGATGATACTGTGGACGTAAACGAATATTCATTTGTTTCTAATTCAACATTATTAACCACAACTACTAGTTGATCAGCGTCATCTGCTAATACAAAACCTGTTAAATCATACTGTCTAGTTGAACCATCGCCTGTTGATCTAAACTGTTGCACCTGTCTATCAACTCTTTGATAAGCATACACAGAATTCTTACCTGGTGCTGACACATAAGCCCAACGACCGTCATCTGATATTGCTACAGCATGTCCATAGTTTGCTTCATCATTAGCATCGCTTGGATTAACCATTAACTGGTGTTCAGAAATTTGATTTGAGTTTTCTTGTTTAAGAACCCAAACATATCCTTCACCGTTGTTCGATTCAGACGCACCTGCTAGTCCCCAAGTTTCATCTGCAAACGCTACGTCATTGCCGTAGCCTTCTAAGTTACTTGCTGAACTACCTGTTAGTATCGAGTTTTGTGCAAATTTATTATTAGCCGTTTCAACAAATGTAAACACAGCACCATTGCCGCCATCATAATTATCAGCACCTACTAGAGCAGTTAAATTGTTTGCATTTTGTGCTACACTTGAGCCAAAATTAGTATTAACTAGATCTTCGTCTGTTACAGTATTTTCATAAACACCGTATGGTTCAAATGAATTTTGTTTTTCAAATGGGTTTACTTTTTCAATGACCTGCCACTTATCTGAACCGTTATCATTAATCCAAACTCTATTACCTGGATCTAGTTCATTGGCAAATGGCAAATCAGCAGTGTCACTTGGTTGTGCCACTCTTACTGAATTTAACTTAAACACTACACCTTCAGATTCAACTACTGTGATATCTGCTGGTAATGATTGTAATATTGTTACTTTGTGCAGTGCTGGAACTGATTGCACTCTATAGGCAAAGTTTATTGCGGCATCAAAGAATCTTACAATAATGATATCATCTTTGGCTAACCCATGATTGCCCTGGAATGATAATGTAGTTGTTCCATCTAAATTGTCTGTTGCTGACAACAATGTTGGTTCAACTGTTCCTGCTCTGTATATGTTCCAATCATGGCTATTATCTTTAGCAACCCATATTGTTGTGCCTTCGCCTAGTGTTTCTAAGTATGGAGTAATTAATCCTAGATTACTTAAATCCCATGTCTGTATATCTACATCATCTGTGTTAACGTATCCTGCTGTTGATAAATTATTTTCGCTTGATACATATTCAACTGTTGGTAAAACATTTGCTGATGTAATTTTATAACTTTGTTTATAAATGTCAGACAATATAACAGTTTGATCAACATCTGTTCTTGAATCGCTTACTGCTAGTCCTGTTGTTGCAGGGTTTGCACTCATTAAACTTTCATCTAAACGTAGTTCATAGAAACTTCTATTTGCTGATGCACCATATGTGCCTTGTTTAACTGCCCAATTTTCTGAAACTGAATAGTCTGCTAATTCCTTAGGTAGTCTTGCTGATTTAAATAGATCAACTGCTCTATTGGTTCCTTTATTACCAATAAAGTTTTCATATACACGAACCTGACTGATGTCAGTTAGACCCATGTTAGTCATGTAGTCACGTTCACTAAAGCCCACTAAGTGGAAACCAAGTTGATCAGCATCTGTTTCTAAGTTTGCTATGTTATGATCATAGTAGTTGCGTAGTTGATCTGTTTTAAGATTTAAGTTAGGTAGTAGACCTTTCTTAATTTGATCATATTCTGTTTCTAACCATTTTGAATAATCAAATGTGTCGCTAGGTGGAACTGATTCTGCCGCGGCATAATATTGATTTTTATATAAAACTATGTCACCTTTAGCATAGCGTTTTATGCCTGCCCATTCAACAACATTGTCAAAGTTAAATATAAAGCCTTGTGCTTCAATGTTACCGTTCCAATCACCTGTGTTGTAACCTACAACTTTTAATCTATTCTGTCTTGAACCGGTGATTGGATCATATATTAAGTCATTAAAAATACTTGAGTTATCAAACACTAGAACATGTTCATAACTTGTCATCTTCATCTTAGCATATGATATAGCATTTTCATTTACAGTTTTAACTTCAAATTCATTTTCTTGTCGATTAAACACTAGATCACTGTTTGAAATTGCTCTAAGGTTTTGATTTAAAATAAAGTCATCTGCTGTCTGACCTGTAATTGGTGCAACAACTGTATTATCTTTTTGTAAATATAATCTATTTGCATTAGGGTTAATGTTAATCAATGAACCTGTGGTCCAGCCTTGTTGACTCCAGTAGAGGAATTCACGAATCATTTGTGTCCAGTCAAGCAAGTAAGCATTGTCTACATCATCAAATACCATGCCTTTTGCTTCTAGGTATCGACCGTAACTTATTAAGAAGTCACACATTGTTGAGCGACTAGTAAACACATAACCATATGGTATTCTTGTAACTGCTGTTTCGTAATCACTTGAAACTCTAACAGACTCTGAACCTACTGAAATTGTTTTATAGTTGCCATTTGGAATACTTGTAAATATTTCAAAATATGGGTCTAGTTTTGAATTACCGTATACTGCCCAGCCATCGTCGGTTTTTTGTATAATAACTGATGAATATTCTACTGTATCAAATACTTCGTTATTGTGTAAGAATATTTCATAACTTTCGTCAGGTAATAGCAAACTTGTATTGTTTGAATTAGGTGATGTTTTTTCAGTAAAGATTTTTAAGTATTCTTTGTCTGAATAACTAGCCATTCTATAGGTCAGTTGCACATCCATGTTGTCTAGTGTTTCTTCGATCGCTGTGTTAGTATCTATACCTTGTTTACGAGCATAATCTACTGACCAATTAATGTAAGAATGTTTAGGAGTGTCTGCACCGTATATAACTAGGTCGCTGGTTGTAATTCTTGAACGACCGTTATATAAAATTTGATCTAATCCTGAATCACGTTTGTATAAATCTCTATCTGCATTTAGTGCAAAAAACTCTGCTGGTTTAGTTAATGCTAGTAAACGCATTACAGCAAATGGATATGCTGATGACTTACGCCACGCAGATTCTACTGGGCCTTGATCACCAACTACCCAAGACTTCTTAAGACTTAGACTGTCATAGTTACCAGTCATTGTATCAAATGCTGTTTTTAACTCGCCTTCATCTGTAATAGGTAATACTGATGATAGTCCTGTTCGTTTATATTTTTCGTCTACAGTGTATGAGTCTGTGCCATCCCAGATTCGGCCTGCTTCTAAATCGTCCCAAAGAACTTCGTTGCCTGATGTATAAGGTGCTGGGCCATATTTGGTATTCCACCAACTTGGTTTTTCTGTAAAGCCAATCATTTCCCACGGACGAACATGTGGACTATCAGTGTCATAAAAGTCATTGAATATACCTCTCCAATGTCCTAGTAGTAGTTCACCGTCTACTGTATCCTGTGCCGATGAATAGTTCCATGTCTTCTGATCATCAGCATCATAATCTTGATCTTTATAGTCAAGTCTATTCCATGCCACCCATGATAAGAAACTTGTTCCTAATATGTCTGTGATCTCTGCCTGTGTGTAGTCTGTTGTTCTAAATTTACCTGGAGCAACATCTTGGTAGCATAATGGTATTGTATTTGTTAAATCAACTTTAATGTTGTTGTAGATACGTTTTTCAAATTCTAATAATAAATCATCTCTAGCATCACCAAATGCTACAGTTCTTGACCCATCATGTCCAACAATTACATTTTTTGTTTCTGTATATGTGTCATCGCTGACTATTTCTGGATCGTAACGACCATACAAACCTAGTTTAGTAGGTGTGCTAGGAATATATGAACCTGCTGTCGATTCATATTCTCTGATTACTAAAACATCACCAACTGCTAGTGTTTTTGATATATCAACTCGAGCCACATTAGCAGGAACTGTATAGTCTGTATTGTATAATAACTGTTCGTCATTTAGGTAAACCAATAGACCTTTATAGTTTGCTTTGGTAAAGTCATAGGTCTGTGTAAGATCAAATATACTGTCATCAATTGCTGTTACTGTGTATGTTGTTTCGGTGTAGACATCGCCACATGGTATTGTGTCTGACCAATAAAATGGCATTGAATTTTCTTTACCAGTATTAACAAATTGTATTGCTTGATCAAGTTGATCTCTTACAGTGCCTTGGAAATCATTGTTTGAAAATGCTTCGACTAGTTTCCATTTATATTTTTCATATTCTGTAGCGGCAAAATCTAAAGCCTTAAAGAAATTAATATTAGAATCACGCATAAATGTTGCGGCAAATTGTATTGGTGATCCCTGTTGAACAATTTTATTACCATAAGGAACAACATCACCTAGATCTCTAATATTATTTTTACCTAAAACTGAGCCTGATAATTCTGTAATGTGCTGTGCTAGATCAATATAGTGATTTCTAATAGTGCCCAGTGTAATATCATTAAACGTTCCATTAACTGAATTATTTGCTAAATTATCAGGAACTTCATAAAAGCCTGCTGTTGATGCTAGGTCACTTTGTAATTTAACTACAACATTATCTCCTGCAGTAGGTGTATAGTCTGTGCCAAATGTTACAGTGGTCTGTGTTGAGGATGTTGTATATGAATATCTACTTGGCTCTTGATAAACATTGTTAACATAAACAATTACTGGATTTTCTACTGATGTTTTTGCAGGAACATCACAAATCAGATCAACTCCGGCCCAGGTAAATGTTAGAACTTGATACTGTATTGATTTGTTATTATGTTTTTTCCAACCTATTTCCTGATCATAGGCAGTTCTTGTTGTATAGTTATGAACAAAGCCAAAATTAATTGATTTAGTAGTTGATGTTGAATCTACAGTGTAGGTAAATGTGTCTTTTTCTAAATTATTATCAAATACAATATCGCCAACGTTGTCGATGTTTAAGTATTTTAATTTTTGATTTAGTATAGGATCAACCGCGCCACTTCCATCTGCATAACTGAATAATTTAGTGCCTGTGAAATTTGTTGATGGATAATATGTATTATCGCCTAGACTGCGTCCATTTGAATCAAATATATCAAATAACGGTGATTGGTTTACTGATGTTTTTTGCTGTGCTTCTACCCAACTAGTGCCGTTGTATCTATATGCTTTACCCTGAAGTGTAGCACCACTTGAAAGATAAACAACTTGGTCTGTTGTTATTGATGCATCGCTGGCCTCAGTTAAATTAATAATTTTTGCAGTTGACGAAACACCGTCTTGGTCAATTAATTCAACTTGATATATTTTATTTCTTACTTCAGGATCTAGATCATTGGCAAAAATAATTCTAGAACCTGTTACCAGACCGTAGCCATCTGTTGAATATCCTGTCTTACCATTGACATTTGATAGTGCGTCTGTTTGATTTAAATCAATAATATCAATTTCTTCTAGTGCTTCTGTGCCATAGTTATATAATCTTAATCCTGGTTTGAATTCTAACACAGGTCTTTTTGCTCTCAGATTCTGATCTAAGATTGCTGTGGTATTATTATATTCTGCTGTTTTTGTAATTACATCAACATGGAACCAACGATTTGATCTTGTCCAGGCATTTTTATCTAGACTTGCACGATTAATTGTGTAGTAGTCTGCATCCTTTGGAGCATTTAATGATTCGTCCCAAGGACTTGCGTCATATGCTGTTGAATCAAATGGCAGTGTTTCCGAATCGGTATATGTTTCTGGTGTTTTAAAATCTTCTACTGCTAGTAATTTAATTGCAGTGCCAACACCTTCTACATAATATTCTTTATCCTGGTATAAAGCAGGTTCTGTTGTGCCACGGAATTGAACTTTTAAGCCATTGGTAAATTCTACACCGTTAGGGCTAGTATAAGCAGTTTTACCTACAATATCATCAACATCCAGTGTTAATTGATCAGCTTGATCAACAATTTTAATTACGCCAAACTTAGTAGCATCATTGCCATCCTGATACCATAGTTGGTCCATGACTGCTGTTAATAGAGGTTGTTCCTCAAAGTAACCTTCTGCATTTTTCCAGAATGTTCTTGACGCATTTACTGTGCCATATTGTATTTCTACTTTTGAATTCTGTGCAACTGTCTGAATTGAGTTTAGTTTAATATAATCTCTACCATCAGGTCCTTCTACATATTCAATACGCCAAATTGAATAACGCTGTGCCTGTGTTGATATCTCTGTTTCCTGTGCATATGAATCTATATCAAAGTTAGCATTGTCAAATTGCTCAGTTCTGCGCCATCCTGATATCTCTGGATCAGTTTGCGTGTTGCGATTTAAAAAGATTAAAGTTCTACCTTCTAGATCTCTAATTTCATCAATACCATCTGTATCTTCTAAGAAAGTGTCAACGTAACGACCATTAATTTGGTCAAATTTAAGATCAGTTGCTAGATCTACTTCGCCTAGATCAGTTAAATTAAAATAAAAATTCTGTGCAGTTGAATCAGGAACATTAAACGTTACTGTGCCGTTATCTTCACCATTGTTGGTAACACCTAGTATACCTCTTGCTGATATGTTAGGGCTCTGTGTTAGACCACCCTGTGTTCCTGGTGATGCTTGTATCCAAAAAGGATTACCTGTTTGCCCTAGTTCAAATGTATAGTTGCCGCCTCTGACTAAAGTAATAGTTGGATTATCACCTGCTTGACCTTCAAGACTATATCCATCGTCACCTCTAGTAACTTCATAACTATCACTGGTAGCAATTTCTGTTGCTTGAACATCAACTGAATCTGGGCCACCACTGAGCCAATAGTATTGGCTAAAGTTAACAAACTTGTCGTAGTCTATAAATGGGTCCCAGGTATAAAATTCACTTGAAAATAATCGATCGTGTCGGCTAGTATTACCACCCGCTACACCAATGGTATCAATTATCTCAGGATATGTAACTAAATCTTCAGTTTTAGTTGTATTTGCTTTTTTATATGTAACAGCTGGTTCTAATTGATAGTTAGTGCGTTCAGTATCGCTTTCTAATACATAACTGTCTGCAGGATTTACACCTAGACCATACTTACGACCAATGTATCCTTCTACACGCTGTAGGCGTGATGGTTGAATCATTTGATCTAAAGTAGATGCTAGAAACTTTTTATTAGTCTCTGTTCTAAATATTTCAGGTAGTAGATCTACTGATCTTACTCTAGTTGTTGCCATTAAGCGACTCCACTGTTAGTTGCTGTTCTTAATACTGTTGATGTTAGTGCGTCTACCACTTCAACGTCGTTGACTGTGGCCGCATTAACAAATATTTCATTTGGTGCTGAACGAATTTCATATAAATCACCAAATGACTTTGTTGGATCACTTGGAACCAGAACAACACTTGATACAATATCACCTAGTTGTTCATGTAGATATGCTGATAATTCTGAGAAATAAAATGTATCACCAAAGTCCCATTTATCAATTGTAAAATATTCATTCATTGCTTCAATTACACGTGATTTAATTTCACTGGTTGAAGTAATTACGCCCTGATACTTGATAACTTTAATTGTTGCCTGTAGTTCGCTGGCACTCTTTGCACCAAATAGTGGTTTAAATTTAACAGAATTCATAATCATGTTGTCACTCAACATCTTATAATCCTGTAGTCCTGCATAAGCAACTGTTAATTCATCAATGGTAGGTCTTGTTGGTTCTGTAACTTTGCCAGTTGTATCATTAATCCAGTTTTGATATGCTGTATAGTAAGCATTAGTTGCCAAATATAGATCAACAATGTTGGTAATCGCTGGATCAATTCTATGTCCATCACCCGAATTATGTTTATAATGGAAATATAAATTCTGTCGACCTGTTTTTGCTTCGTAGTCTGTGGTCTGTGTCAGTGTATATGTCGTGCCTGACACTGTAAGTTCATAAAACTTTTCATCAGTTATGCCATAAAATACTTGTCCGTCTAGATATTCTGTTTTTGCTAGTTCCATAGCATCTAGATCAGCATACAGTGTATTAACAACTCCACTGGCTACTGGCACATATCTTTCTAGGTTGTCAAAGTCTGTAGTTTTCTGCAGGAATACTTTTTTAGTTGCGGCATTTACTGTTGGCGCCACAATGTCCTTAAAGATGTCTGGGTTATCTGCTACACCATCTGCATCTGAGTCTGCATAACTCACTAATACTTTAAAGTTGTCAATAAATCCATCTGTTTCAACTGTTTGACCAACAACATCTAATTTAATATCTGTTGACAGTGCTGAATTTGAATCAGGTTGTGAATTCATTTTAATAACATTTACAAAGTCATTGACTACTTTACCAGTAGTAGCGTCATAAATGTTGTCATTGTCATCATAGATAAATCTATTTTCTGCTACTGAAGCAAAATAATAATTTAAATTACGATATTTTACTGTATAGGTAGTGCCATCTGTGGTAAACTGTGCTAACCATGATGCATCTCTCTGTAGTCTGTCTGTGTTTTTAGCATAACTTAGGCTAAATTCAGCATCTTCGTCTAGGTTGTCTGCTGAAATAATATACCAGTCACCTGTTTGATTATCGAAGCCTATACCAAAGTCTCTATAAAGTTCAACTTGCTCAATCATTGATGTTTCAATTGAGTTTGGAATGTCTGTTACAAACACTGGAATTATTTCAGTGACATCAGCACCTGTTGGTAAGAAGTCATTTAGTGTTACAGGACCAGATCCATCGCTTAAATTACCGTCACCAAAGTTAGTGCCGTCTCCTGTTAAACTTGTCACAGTTGCCCATACAACTAATTTCTCATCAGCACCTGTTGGTGTGCCTGCTTTTAATTTATTATTACTATCAAAATAATATCCTGTTGGTGCCTCGAATTTAATTAATGCACCGTTGACAATGTATTTTGTATTACCCGAAGCAATTTCTCCAACTGATATTGGATTACCAGCGGCATTTTTAAAATAACCTGTTGACTGATTAGTTGTTGTAGTTGACTGTTGCCATAATATGTCTGTTGATGTTAGATCAATTCTAGCAAATTTATCATTATAAAAATGACGCATACTGCGATCTGCTAGTTTAGGCTCTAGTGTGTTTACAATAGCACTTGAAATATCATTAGTGTCAACAAAGGTAAATGTAAAGTTTGGATCAAGATATTCTTGATATATCATGCCGTCACTGCAGAATGAATTAGTAGATGAATATTTGCCTGTTGGATCTAATAAATCCAAATATCTATTAAGACCAATACTTGATCTGCCAACTGCTTTTGATTTTAATATTGATGTATACTGTGTGTATGGGAAGTTATTGTAGTCTTCACCATTGACCATTCTATTCTGTGTATAGAATCTAGCAGGAGCTCTAGTTTTAATTTCATCTAGTGTTTCTCTTGCTTTGGCATTTGTTACAGGTTCTTGTAAGCCAAGTGTAAATATAATAGTTTCGTTTCTGCCATTACGTGATGTATATGGTAAGCTCACTGTCACTGATTGAATTTCGTTTGGATTAATTACATATTCTAAACCATTTGAAGTTCTTAGATATGTTCTATATGTGCCTACAGGTATTTTTGAAAATACACCATCACCAAAATTAATTGTAATAGTATCATTAGCACCTGACTCCACTGAATAAACTGTTCTTTGTTGTCCGTCTACTGAAGGTGTAGCACCTACACCATAAATTGAATCTACTTTAGTCCATTCAGTTAATAAATTATTTTCAACTTCAAATAACCACACGTCTGAATTATTAACACCATCTATAGCAACGTCAACTTCTCTGTTTGAAATGCGTTCACCTAGATTAAATTGTTGATTAACTAAACTACCTTGTTTGAATAGGAAGAAGTAACCAGTATTTGCTGAGCCATAGCCTAGTTTATCGTTACGATAAAGAACATTCATTTGTCCATCGGGCTGTGGTGCTGGTTCATAGATATATGTTTTGTCTGCTGATGTTGCTGATGTTACTTCAAATGTCATACCTACGCCATCTACAGTAGCATCAAAAGGCACAACTGGCAAATAACCAGAAGTTACATTTAATTCATATTCATCTGTTTGCACACCTAGTAGACTTTGACCGTGACCTGGACGACCATAACGTTGACTACTGACCATAGCGGCATTCATAACAGCATTAAATTGCTCAAACCAATCACCATTGGTAGCATCATTCCAACGCACTGTTACACCTGATAAATTTAGACCATTGTAGTCAGTAACTGATTCAGTAGTTGATACTGCTGTAACTTTAATATAGCCCTGTGCGTTTTGATTACGTTTAGGTTTATATCCAACTAGCTCTGCTAGTTTAACTACTGATTCTCTACGCTCTGCTGTGTCAATAAAGTTTTCACGTGCATTTAAGTCATTGCGGAAAGCAAGACCTTGTCCCATAAAGGACATAAGATCTAATAGAGCAATAAACTCACTGGATTCAATAAAGTCATTGAATGTCTCAGGATAATATAATCTGAGATAGTCAACCATTGACTTTCTTAGAGTCTCGTAGTCGTAACTTTGTAGGTCTGCTTCACGGAAAGTCTGATATAATCTCTTCCAGTCCTCCGCTCCAAATATTGCTGTTTGTCTAGTAGTTTTCGCCATAATATTTCTCTGTTATCCAATATTTATCACTTGGATAAACTGTGTATATTATAATTACTGGGCTAAAACTGTATTTTTATTTTGATCAAAAAATAAGGATAAACGTTGAACTTCTGTGGTAGGTAATACTGTAACATCAAGTTCTATTAGGACTCCGTTTTCCTGAGGATATACTGTTTGTCTTTCTAATTTTACTCTAGGGTCTTGTTCAATGGTTCTACGTAGTTCTACTTCAATGTCTTGCATGACTTCATCTGTCATTGGTTCAAATATTATGTTCCATATTGAAGTGCCGTAACTAGGATTACCAGGTTTTTCTCCCTGTTTAATTAATAGACTGTTGAGAATATCTCGTTTAACTAATTCGTAGTCTTCTAAACGAAATTTCTTTTCTTGTCCAATTGTATTAAATCCGTAGTAGGTTGCCATAATAGTATTTATTCGCCGGTGATTGTTGGATTGTTAATGGTTGCATTAACTGTGTCAGTTATGCCTTGATCGTTAATTGTGTTTGAATATCCACCCGGTGAACTAAATGCTGACACTGTGGTAGACACTTTTTCATCTGTAAATGCTACAGCAAACTGTCCGTCTCTCACTGACTGTGATATTCCATTTTTAGTTACTGAATTTAAATCTCTACCTTTGGCCCATTTAACTGTGTTGTCTACTCCATACTCTACCGAACCTGTGAGTATACCACCTAGGTCTCCGGGTGCTTCTGTGCCTTTTAATACACCATTGGATCTTAATTTTGAGAAACTGTCTTGCATGGTCAACTGCACTGCCGACTCCTGTGCTGATGTTGAATTTAAAAATGCTGGTAAGTCACTGATGCCATCTTTTTCTGTCCAGAAGTTAGTGTTGTTTAATAGTCGTTCAGTGTCTGCAGGATCCTTAAGATAGTTTGCTGTAGTTCCTGGTGTTAGATACCCTGCACGTTCTAATTGTTCTGCTGATATTCCAAACTTACCTGCACCTTTTGCCAGACTAAAGTCTTGATAACCTTGACCAGTATTTTTAGCAATCTGTGCTTTAATACCTGTTAATTGATCTTGATTCAATGTGCCAATTTCAACAGTTGCTCTTTCTACACTGGTATAGTCATCAATAGCAATACCGTTAGGTGAAAATTGTGCCGCTGACTGTAGAGCTTCTGTGGTATATTCTGGAAATTCTGTGTTTAATGTTCCTGTGTAGTCTACAGAGTTCTGTGTTCCTCTGTTGTGATATGGCCATGGTTCATGTGAGGGCACTCTAGTAGCAATAGTTTCTAACTGCCCGCCTTGTGCTGTCCATTCGGTAGTAAACTCTGTGTCTGCTACTTTATTTTTTCTTATACCTGTAGCCGCTGATACTGGAACACCTGCACCCGAATTAAGTGAAATACAGTCTGCTGAAAATACTAGACTGTCGCCTCCATCAAATGATCCTAATTCTTCTGCGTCTAAAGCCAAGACATTATCTGAACGTGCTACTAATTTTAATTTCGAATATAATTTTAATTCTGCTTCACTGCGAATACTTGTCAATGTAGACTCTAATTTCATATTAGCATTACTAAACGCATTAAAGTTTCTACCTGCATACATGTTAATATCATTGTCAGCATGTAGATTAATATCACCTTTGGTTCTTACGTTGACTGAATTAGTAGAAAATACATCTAGTGTTCCTTCTCGGCCTAGTTCAACCCAAGCATGTCCATTGGCATGTGTAATATAAATTGAGTTGCCACTGTCACTGAGTGTAATTTGATGACCTTTTGATGTTCTAATACGAACTAATTGATCATTTCCGTCTTTATCACCGTCATCCATGACAAAACTATGACCGCCTCGTCTAGCCAGTGTATTAATTAGTGTAGCGTCAACTGCGATTGCAGGCCCTGGTGTTGAAAAGCCAAATACTTTTGAAGGTGATTCTCTGTGACTTGATGATCCAATAACACCTCTAACAGGATCTCTTAATAGTCCTTGAAATGCTAGTTGTCCTGCTAATACATCATGGACAGGTTTTGCTCTGTTATAAAATTGAGGATCTTCAGATATGTCAACTGATTTTACATTAATTTCAGTTACTGGCAGTTTATTATATGTGTCGCCCCAGTTTGATGTTTTAACATAGTTACTGGTAGCACCAATTGCAGGTAGCATGTGACCAATACCTGGTTCTATAATACTGCCAAGATAGTAGCCTAGGTTAGGATCACCATTGGCAAAGAAACATAATACTTTAGTGCCAATGTCAGGTGCTGACCACCACATACCATAACTCTGTCTATTAAAAAAGTCGCCTGTTTCATCAGCGCCAAAGTTTTGATTATTTTGATTAGTTACACCCATGTAAGGAGAAAGGTAACTCACAGTTCTCCATGATGCTGGGTCGTTTTCATTACCGCCGTAGGTTTCTAAATATACCTGTATCCTACCGGAACGTGTTGGGTCAATATTATTTTTTACTATGCCTACTAAAGGGCCTGGTGTAGTAACTGCACCGCCTTTATCATATTTGTAAGCACCTGCTTGTCCAATATTTCTGTTTATATTTTCTGCCATGTGTCTATTTAACCTGCATCATCATCTGGTGCTGAAATTAATATTGATGGTATATAGTTTACTTCTCTGACGTTAGTTGATACAACAGGACCATTATCCAGTGTTGACCCTTCTGTTTCCTCAACGTCAGGATATTGTTTTAAAATTCCTTGTATATCTTGTGTAAACACACCTTTTGAAAATTGATTATTGACCTGTGTTACTTGATATATCAAACCTTTATATACTTGCCCAGAGCCTGTGGTTGTATTTTCTATTTCATTTTGATCTTTAAGTTCGATTGGTCTTAGATCTGCCATGCCAGTTGTTTCGTCATAGTCTTCCATAGTGTTGTAATCAACTTCAATTAAACACTCTCCTGAATCATAATCAACTGATCCGTCGGGCAAATAACCAGGATTGTTGTCTTGAACACCTAGGCTTCTCCAGAATATATCTCCCTGCTGTATATAATCAGGATCACCTAAGATTTTCATGTTTAATAATGCGTAATCTGTTGGTGAATATAACACCGACGCCGCACGAGCCGCTGGGTCTGCAGACAAGTCACTGCCTTGTATCACTGTTTGATCTGGTGGTCCAGGGTTTGTTGTTTCTCCTATTGTCGAAACATCTGCTTTATTTTGTGCAATCAACGGACTCGATGACACATAATACAGTGCGTTGAAGTCAACTTCGTAATTTAATATTTCTGTATTTTCTCCAGTAAACCAATATTTGTATCTTTTTTGGCAACCATTGAATTTTCTTCTAGGAAATGCAGGTGATTTAACATCACTGACTGCACTTGGAGTTACTTGATATATTATTTTATAAGCATAATCCTTGCGAATTTCGTCCCAACCCAATACTCGAACGCTGGAAGTTATTCTATACCACTGTAATAAATTATTACTTGATTTATTTTTTACGTCTCTGGTATTAGGATCTATATATTTTTTCTGCTGTGCTGTAATCCATTCGCTGGCTCTGATACATTGATCTAATATATGTTGTATTTGACTACCTGCGTTAATTGAAAAATTAAGTATATTTTTCTGCACTGTGTTACTTGATGTAGATATCAATGCTGGATTAACGTTGGCCATGGCCGTTCTTTCTTTTTTAGTTGTGCCTGGTGCTTTTACTTTTTGCTTACCAATACCACCTCTGAATTTAACTTCAAATTCAGGTGCAATACCAATAACGCCTTTTGCTTCTAGTTCTTTATAGTGTCTATTCAGTGATTCAAGCATGCCAGTTGACAATAATCTAGTATCATTGCCATCCACTTCTTGACTTAGTTGACCATTAAATAAATTCTCAAGTGTCTGTCCTTTAATCTCAACTTGATATTTTGCTGTTGAGTTTTTCTGACCCATAGCCTGCAAGTGATTAATTGGCACTGCTGAACACATGTATTCTACTGCGCCTGTTGCGGCTCTTGTAGTAATATTAGTAAATTGAAATGGAATATATTTTTCTGTTAATGGTCTACTAGCAGTGACATTGACTGTGCCATCTGCACCTGTTCCGCCACCTGTTTCAACATCAGATGCTGTAGCTGATTGTCCTTCTTCGCCGTAGAATCTTATGACCATGAGATAATGCTGTTTAATCCAATCTTTAGCACCTAGTCGTGCCTCAGGGTTTTCATTAGCTATTAAATCTTCACTGGCATTTTTTAATCTATTTAAAAATGTAAAACCATATGGTTCTGTAATTTTAAAGTTTAACTGTGTTACGTTAGTAGCACCTCTGACCTGTTGTGGCATTAGTGTCTGTATTTCTAAATCGTCAATGAAATAGTCTAGGTCAAAAAATCTATTTCTAAATGCTCCGCCTGCAGTATACGGATCGCCTACAAATCCTCCTGGTAATCCTCCGCTGGCTAATATAGCATTAAATCCTTCAACACTTTTAACTGCCTGTGCATCTGCATCATTGGCATTTGCTTCTTCATCATAACCCATCATTTTGTTATATTGATCAGGTGTTATCATGTATATGGTTATGTTATATGTTGATGTGCCAAATTTTGATAAAACATTACTGCTAGGATTAATTTCTTTATCATAACCTACAGCAACACGAATATTGTTTTGTCCACTCTGTGTAGTTGGATTAGTAGGTGCCTGTAGTCCGGTGTCTTCGCTGACAGCATTAGTTGTTTGATCATTAAAATCTGCAAGACCTCTAGTAGTAGTTTCATCAGCATTTGAATTAGTTTCGATAGCATTTGCACCTTGGTCTGACTCTAGTTCTGGGTTTTGAACTGTGGCATCTTCTGTTCTGTTTAATCCGTCGTCACCTGCTATCTGCGCCGCAGAATTAGTAGCATCCTCAGGCAGAGGTTCACGTGTGCCTGCATCTGCTATAGCTTGTTGTAACTCTGTTAATGCGTCAGCAGTAGTATTTCTAGACACAGCAAGATCTGTTACTGCTTCTGCTACTCTATTACTCCATTCAGGATCACTGCGTCCTTCTAATACATTTGGTGTTTCTCTGGCTGTATTGATATTTCTAATTAGATCACTGGCTCTTTCTACTAGATCGTTTGCCGTGTTAACAGCAAAATCAGAATTAATTGTAGCCAGATACGAATTAATGTCAGCAACAACTGCGTCAGCCTGAGCACCTAAGGCATCACGTTGAAGTTCAATCTGTTTGACATCAGCTTCTCTTAATGCCATATTAGAAACCTAGTGCTTTTTTAAGTGTTGAAATTTTAGGCAAGTAGATAGTTGTTCCTACTTTAAAATCATATATAGGATCTACCAATGAGTTTGGGTTACGCTGAGCAAATACCCACCATAAATCAGAATCATCATACAAATCTTGTGCTAATAGATCAGGACGATGTTGATAGGTCTGTGTTATTGTATATTGTTGATCATCACTATACTTTGGTATTTTACGATTCTGCATAACACCTAGATAACCATCTTGTGTTCTTGTGGTGTAGTATGGTGACTTTGATGAATATTTTGCCATTACCAGAAACCTCTCTTAAGACCTGACCCACTGGCATAATCTTTGAGACTGAACTCTTGACTCTGTCTCTTACGTGACACAATAGGATGCAGTGTTAACATAAATTCTATTTTAGTTGGAACGTAACTTGATGTTCTACTAGATAAATCACCTGTGCCAGATCCATAATATTTGTTTTCAGCACCTTTGCTTATGCCTTGTGTGAATAATTCAAATAGTCTTGTTAATGGTGATCTATATCCATTTCTTGCTGTTCTTTGTTCGGATAAATCAACACCAGAATCTGCATTTGATGTTCTTACATAGTCAACGTCCGGTGGTAACACATAGTTAAATTGCTGTATTACACAAGGCTGATTATTAAATTGATCATCACCAAAACCTTCTAAGAACACCAACGGTGGTGGATTGCCACGTTCTGCTGTGTCCTGACCATAAAACATTTTAGTTGCTGAACGGAAGAAGTGCGTTGTGGCCAACAAATAGTCTGCTTCTTTAGTTGACTGTGCTGTAAATGTTCCAGTAATTTGTATATCGGATATTTGACTTGATTGATAAAAATACTGTTTATAGTTTGAATGTGTTGGAGTAGTTTCACTATAATTTGCTTGATAGTTAACCATGACCTGTGGTGTGTATGGAAATATAACACCATCAGTTCCTCTGAGAGGTGACAATATGCCCGGTGTGTCTGATTTATACAACACATTTGATCCAGGTGCAAGACGCATTCTAAATCGCCAATCTCTAGCATCTGTTTCTACTGTAGACTGAGCGGTTACGTCATTTGGGTTAGTAATGTCTGCCATTTATTTTCTCCGTTTCTACTATTTATTAATATCATTATAACCCATTATAATTGTCGCTTACCAAAAAAGGTTGACAGGGGTCTAATCGGCTGTATAATTAATAGTATTGTTAACGGAGAAACTAACGTGTCAGAAGATAAAGTAATTACCAGAACCGGACGTAGAGTAAACTATCTCAACAACAGAGATATCCTTAAAGAAATACACAAGTCAAAAAAGACCTACTGTAGTTACACTAATATTGAAACTGATTCAGACTTTGATATTATTGTTCCTGATATTAAAAAAATTAATAAAACTAGAATCAAAGAAGCACGTCAGTTAAAGATCACTAAGTGGAAAAAAGAAACAGGCGAAGAATTAAATCCTAAAGATATAGCAGATACTGATCTAGTATTTCGTGTTATGACCTGGGACCATATTCCTCTAGTGCCTAAAAAGCCTACTAAAGCACAGTTAAAGAAACGTGCTAAGATTGAGGAAATGTTTGATGACATTGAAGAAGCCAGAGAACAAGAAGATTACGGCATTGATGATCATATTCATGCCAAAGTAAACTTTCCTCCGTTTCAACACTACAAAGTTGATGAAGATGGCGTCCCATATAAGGTAGGACAAAGCCATTGGCGAGGTGATTTTGAAACAGGTAAGTTCTCAAAAGATCACGGACAAATGACTAACAAACTAGCTCATATGTTTATCAAATTGTGTGAGCGTTATGCTACTAGATCAAACTGGCGTGGTTATACCTATAACGAAGAAATGCGTGGACAGGCGCTACTTCAACTATCACAAATTGGTCTACAGTTTGATGAGTCAAAATCGGACAATCCATTTGCTTATTACACTGCGGCCATTACTAATTCATTTACTCGTGTGCTTAATATTGAAAAGAAAAACCAAAGCATCAGAGACGATATCTTAGAAATGAACGGATTGAATCCAAGTTGGACTAGACAAAACGCCGATGTTGATGCTAAACTAGAAGATAAGTTTTACGAAAAGCAACGAGAAAAACAAAAAGAGAAACAAAAATCAAAGTAAAACCCTGTAACTACTAAGGAAGGTTATGGCAAATTTATTTAAGAAGGCGGCTGTCCTTACTGACATTCACTTTGGACTAAAGTCAAACTCAACTACACACAACGAAGACTGTTTAAATTTCGTAAAATGGTTTATTGAAAAAGCCAAAGCGGAAGGTTGTGAAACCTGTATTATGATGGGCGACTGGCACAACAACCGTGCCGCAATCAATATCGTCACACTCAACTATAGTTTAACAGCACTAGAACTACTAGGCGATGCTTTTGATCGTGTGTTCTTTATTCCAGGTAATCACGACTTATACTACAGAGACAGGCGTGACATACAGTCAGCAAGTTGGGCTAAACATATCAAAAACGTTCACATCATGAACGACTTCTACTCAGAGGGCGATGTTCAATTCATACCTTGGCTGGTTGGTGACGAAGCAAAGAAAGTTAAAAAGATGGAAGGCAAGTATGCTTTTGGACATCTAGAGTTACCTCACTTCTTTATGAATGCTATGGTGCAGATGCCAGACACAGGTGAGATACAGCGTGAAGACTTCCGTGGATTAGAATCTGTTTATACAGGACATTTCCATAAACGTCAAAGCCATAATAACATTATCTATACTGGTAACTGCTTTCCTCACAACTACGCAGACGCAGGCGATGATGACAGAGGTATGACCATTATTGAATGGGGTAAAGATCCAGAATATCATTCATGGCCACAACAACCTAGATATCGTGTCTATAACTTAGATGAGATGCTGAACAATCCAGAAGAACTCTGTAAGGAAAAGATGCACATCCGTGTGAACTTGAATATTGATATTAGTTATGAAGAAGCAAGTTTCATCCGTGAGGAGTTTGTAGGCAAATACAACCTACGTGAACTTACACTGATACCTGTTAAGAAAGATGTAGAGTTTGCAGATGTTCAACCAGGAGAGTTGAAGTTCGAATCGGTTGACACCATAGTAACAAATCAGTTAACATCAATAGAAAGCGATCATTACGATCCTAAACTACTATTAGAAATTTACAGAGATCTATAATTGTTTAAACTAAAAACACTAACAGTTAAAAACTTTATGAGTGTGGGTAATGCCACGCAGGCAGTTAACTTTGATCGTAGAGACCTAACACTAGTATTAGGTGTTAATATCGATCTCGGAGGCGATGATAGTGGCGCAAGGAATGGAACAGGTAAGACCACTATCATTAACGCCCTTTCATATGCACTGTTTGGACAAGCATTGACCAACATCAAACGTGATAACTTGATTAACAAAACAAACTCAAAAGGTATGTTGGTTTCATTAGACTTTGAACATAATGGACAGCAGTATAAAATAGAACGTGGACGTAAGAAAAATGTCATGCGTTTTTATGTAGGTGATGAGGAACAAGAAATCACAGACATGGCACAGGGCGATAGTCGAGAAACACAAAAATATATTGAATCAATGTTGGGCATGAGTCATGAGATGTTCAAACATTTGGTTGCACTAAACACCTACACTGATCCTTTTTTAAATCTACGTGCTAACGATCAAAAAGATATCATTGAACAGTTGCTTGGTATTACCATGCTTTCAGAAAAAGCAGATGCTCTTAAAGAAAAACTTAAAGAAACTAGAGATGCAATCAAAGAAGAAGAATATCGCATCAAAGCACAGCAGGAAGCCAACGCTAAGATCAAAGATCAAATTGAAGGTCTCAAACGTAGACAAACATTATGGATTCAGAAAAAAGAAGATGATATCGATTATCTAAATGCAGGACTAGCAAAACTAGAAGAGATTGATATTGAAAAAGAGTTAGAGCTACACAAAGAACTTAAGACGTGGAAGGAACAATCTACACAGATAGAACAAGTTCAAACAGCAATCAAACAAGCAGAGCGTGACTACAAGCGTGAAGAAGATGCTATCGGTAAACTAAAAGCAGACTTAGAGTTAGTTAGAGAACATAAGTGTCATGCCTGTGGACAAGAGGTGCATGATGAGAAACATGGTGAGATTCTAGCACAAAAAGAAGCAAGTCTTAAGGATGCTGAACAAGAACACGAGCGTCACTACACAACCTATCAAGAACTAGTTAAAGCAGAACAAGAATTGGGTGCTTTAGGTATTAGACCAGAAACATTCTACTCAGATGAAAAAGATGCTTATGAACACAAAAGTTCTATGGCTAACTTAGAATCACAGATTAAACAACGTGAAGCAGAAGAAGACCCATATGATGAACAGATCAAAGAGATGGAAGAAAGTGCAGAGTCTGAGATAGATTATTCCACAACGAATGATCTAGAAAAACTGCGTGAGCATCAAGAGTTCTTACAAAAATTGTTAACAAACAAAGATAGTTTTATTAGAAAACGTATCATCGATCAAAACTTGAGTTATCTTAATTCACGGTTAAGTTATTATCTTGACAAGATTGGACTGCCACACACAGTCACCTTCCTTAGCGATCTGTCAGTAGAGATACAGGAACTTGGCCGTGAGTTAGATTTTGATAACTTGTCTAGAGGTGAACGTAATAGACTGATACTTTCACTGTCGTGGTCATTCCGTGATGTCTATGAAAGCCTCTACGACCCTATTAACTTACTATTCATTGATGAATTGATTGATAGTGGTATGGATTCTAGTGGTGTTGAATCAGCACTGGCAATCCTTAAGAAGATGTCAAGAGAGCATAACAAGTCAATATGGCTAGTGTCACACAAAGATGAACTAGCAGGTCGTGTTAATAATATTATGACTGTGACTAAAGAGAATGGTTTTACTACATACGGTAACGACGTTGAAACAGTTTAGTAATACACCAATAAAGTTGTTACATCTAGAACCTACAACAGACTGTAACGTTGCTTGTCCTCAGTGCAATAGAACTATCGGACTTCCTTACTACAATGATAAAAAAGATAGATCTGAACTTTCGTTAGACGATATTAAAAAATTATTTACTGTAGAATTTATAAAAAACCTTGACAAAATGTTTATGTGTGGAAACTTTGGCGAGCCTGCGGCCGCTAAGGATTGCCTGGATATATTTCGTTACTTTAAGGAAGTTAACCCTAACATAACACTGGGCATGAATACCAATGGTAGTCTACGAACCAAAGGCTGGTGGAAGGAACTTGCTGAAATCTTTTCAGGTCCATTGGATTATGTTGTTTGGTCAATTGACGGATTAGAAGATACCAATCATATCTATCGTGTTAACGCAGTATGGGATAAGATTATTGAAAATAGTCAAGCATTTATATCAGCAGGCGGCTCAGCACATTGGGATATGCTGATATTTGACTATAATGAACATCAAGTTGATCAAGCAGAAAGTCTAGCACGTGAACTAGGATTTAGTTGGTTCAGGGCAAAAGTAAGTAAACGTTTTGACTATGCTCCTGTTGGGTTTTTAGAACCACCTAAGAGTTGGAATAAACCCAATGTTGTTGAAGCAGATAAAATTGAATGTATAGCCCTTAGAGAGCAAAGTTTATATGTTGCCGCAAATGGTGAAATTTTACCTTGTTGCTGGTTTGGTGCAGAGGCATTCAGTTTAGATCAAAAAGCCAAAGAGCTAACAAAAGATTTAACTAAATTAGAACATAGTTGGACCAGCGACCCCCATAGGATTTGCTTGACTACTTGTGGTGTAGATGAACAAGGAACAAGTTTTGATAAACAATGGCAAAGAGAAACACAACTTCGTTAGACATAGCACTATTAAGTGTTCCAAGAATTGCACCTGTGAGGCCACAGATGGCTCCTGCTGTCTTAAAGGGTATATGCAATAAACTTGATCTATCATCTAAAATATTAGATCTTAATCAAGACTTTTATCTAAAGTGGGGTAAACAAAACGAATCAGCAGTTCAGACTTTAGATGATTACTTTATTGAATTCTCTAAATCATTAGATTCTAATATTAAAGACATTTACTACCAATGGATAGACTCTTGGGTTGAGCAAATTAACAAACTCAATCCTAAGCATATAGGTATCAGTGTGTTCAGTTGGCAAAGCCAAAGATTTACTAGAGATCTATTAACACGCCTCAGACCTAAAACCCAGGCAATAATACACATTGGCGGTCAAGGTCTAACACATAATCAAAATTTAAGTGCTCACTGGTCAAGCCGAGTAACATTTGGATGGGAGATGTTAGATTCTAATCTCATCGATTACTTTATGAAAGGCGAAAGCGAAGAAACATTTGAACGTTTCTTACAGGGAGAAAGAGATTTACCTGGACTCAACAATGATTCTGTTGTTAAGTTTTCAGCATTAGACAATGTGCCTTTGCCTGACTATGATGATTTAGACATACAAGGATACCAAAATGGTTATAGTGCCGGTGTGTTGCCTATAGAAAGCAGTCGCGGTTGTGTGCGTAGTTGTAGTTTTTGCGAAATGAGTTCAATGCACGGTAACTTCAGACGTAAGTCAGGACACAGTGTAGCACGTGAAATGATTGAATATTATAAAAAATATGGAGTTAGAGATTTCTATTTCCATGACGATCTAATGAACGGTAATCTAGATGATTTTAGAGACACCCTTAATGATCTAATAGAATTTTATGAACAAGAAAATTTAGGAGATGCTTACTTTAGTTTAAGTGGGTATTGGATCATACGTAGCCAGCGACAGTTTGGAGTCAAAGATTGGCAGACACTAAAACGTGCAGGTGGTAACTTGTTTGTAGTTGGTATCGAAACAGGATCAGATAGATTAAGAAAAATAGTTCGTAAAGGATTTACCAACAAAGATCTAGAGTTCAGTGTTAAACAAATGAGTAACAATGGTCTTAAGTTTTACTTTATGTTAATATCAGGCATACCTGGAGAAACCAAACAAGACTTTCAAGATACATTAGATATGCTGACTAATTGGCAACGTTATGTTGCAGACGGAACTATTATTGGTATTAATCTAGGAACAACAGCAACTATCGAAGAAGGCACAGACTTTTATAACAAGCCTGAGAAATACAATGTTGTTGGCTTCCAAGGTAAAAAGCCACAGGGCATCAACTGGATGAGTTTAGACACACCTGAATTAGATTATAAAGAACGTGTGCGTAGAAGAATTAAAATACAAGAACACGTTATGAGTTTAGGTTATCCATTATGGAAAGGTGATGATCATCTTAAGATAATCAAAGATCAATATATCCTTAATAAGGATCAATGGGAACAGTATCGTTCAGGATTAATAATGCCGTGATATTAGAACTACACTTTGAATCAGACAATCATTTTGGACATCCAACACTAGAGATTGCTGTTGACGATCAACAGTTGTATCAGGGTGGGATTCGTAATCGATTCCAGTTTAATATAGAACTAAGCGATGGCCAACATCAACTTAAGATCACACACTATGGTAAAAATAAAAACGAAACCACAGTTACTAATGATAAACATTTTAAGTTAACAAAAGTATTAATGGACTCGGTTGATTTAGATCTTAAAGAACATTGTAGATTATCGCACCAAGGGATATTTAGACCTGACTATCATCCTGACTTTGTTAAAGATCAAACATTGTTGGGTGTAATACCTCCTGAGACCATACAGCCTAATCATTACTTTGGGCATAACGGAGTTTGGATATTAGATTTTAAAACTCCTGCACTGCTTTGGATTATCGAATCACAGAATCCATCAGGTATGCACTTAGAGGATACTATTTTTAAAAGTGGGCAAGACACTATTAATGATATAAAAGAATTTTTTGGAATAGATGACTAAGTTTGATTACACTGCAATAGACGAATATCAATTGGAAATTACAACTTACTGTAATGCTAGTTGCCCACAGTGTCCTCGTAATGACCTAGGTGGCAAATTAAATCCTTACATGGATCTAGTTCACTTGGAACGTGATGTAATTGATCGTGCATTTACACCTGAACTATGTAGTAGACTAAGACAGGTATTCTTCTGTGGCAGTTATGGCGATCCTATAGTGCATCCAGAGTTTTTAGATATACTAAAAGACTTCCGTCGTAAGAATCCAACATTATGGTTATATGTGCATACCAATGGCGGTGCTCATAATCCTGCATACTGGCACGAGATGGCTGAGATAATGAATGGCTATGGTCAAGTAGACTTTGGCTTAGATGGATTACAAGATACTCTACACCTATATCGCAAACACGTAGACTATGATAAAGTTATAGAAAACGCCCAAGCATTTATTTCTGCAGGTGGACGTGCTATGTGGCAGATGATTGTGTTTAAGCACAACGAACATCAAGTTAAAGAAGCAGAACAGATTGCTAAAGACATGGGCTTCTTTAAGTTTCTTGCTCGTAAGACTGGTCGTTTCTTCCATCATGGCGAAGAACGTGAACTAGATCATTGGCCTGTTAAAGATATGCAAGGCGAAGTAGAATACACACTGGAACCGCCGGAAAGTGAACAATGGCGTAACCAAAGTGTTATTAAATTACCAGAACTTAAAAAGCAATATAACGACCTACAGCAATACTTTAAGACCACAGACATACATTGTGATAGCCTACACGGTAAAAAAGTTGCTATGAACGCACAAGGCGTGTTGTTGCCCTGTAACTTCTTTAATCATAACCTCTATGATGCTAGGTTTAGAGATGGCACACTGCCAGGTAGTAATCGTGGACACACAGTAGACGGAAAGAATCAAGTAAGAACATTTTTAGAACAGTATGGACTTGACAATTTAGACATACACAATTATAGTATAGAGGACATATTTAAAAATCCTTTCTGGTCGGACCTAGTTGACACTTGGTCAAATAACAATAGAATTTTTGAATGTGCTATGACTTGTGGTAAACAATTTACAAAAGTATGGGATCAAACTCGATGAAAATATTAGTAACCGGAGACAACAGAGGCCTAGGCCTAGACATAAAGAACGAATTTTCTGCAGATGGCATAAGTAGACAGTCAGGCTTTGACATTACTCGAGACGTTAAGCAAATTGCAGAGAAAAGTTTGGAGTATGATGTCTTTATCAACAACGCATTTGATGGTCCCCCACAAGAAGACTGGGCTAACTTTGGCCAAGTTAACTTACTGCTAGAAGTATACAAGCAGTGGCGTGAACACAACAAAACAGGTTGGATATTTAACATAGGCAGTATTGGCGAGAAGAGCATAGTTGCTCCAGACCCTGATTGGGAAACCTACAGGATAGCTAAGTCAGCATTGAGACACGCTAGTCAACAATGCACTCGTGCCTTTAAAGACAACAAAGTCAAATTTAGGACTACGTTGATTAGTCCTGACAGGCTTGACACTGAATTATCACGTTCTCGTGATAACTGGACAGGTAACGGTATACAAACTAAGGATATCATTGATTTTATTAAGTATTCTTTGGAAGTAAATCCTAACACTGTCATCGAGGAGGTCACTTTTTACTGTGGCCTTGATTACTCGGCATAAATGTTAGTGCTACAACTCTTTTAGAAAGGAAACATATTGTCATACGAAAACCCTTGGATGTTACAAGACTCAATCTTTGACTCTGAAGATATCGGTGACAACTACGGTTTCGTCTATAGAATCACAAACACTACAAACGGACATGACTACATCGGCAAGAAGTTCTTTTGGCGTAAGGTCACACGTCCGCCACTCAAAGGCAAGAAAAATAAAAGAAGATCATTGGCAGAATCTGATTGGAAGGAATACTGGGGCTCCAGTGACCGACTACAGGCAGATATAGAAAAATTAGGCAAAGACAAATTCTCAAGGCAAATAATCCATTTGTGCAAATCCAAAGGCTCAACAAACTATTTGGAGTGCTACTATCAAATGAAAGAGAACGTGCTGTTACGTGATGACAATTACAACGGCATTATTAACATTCGACTTGGTGTAGGATCTGTTAAAGACGTATTATTAGAAGATTTAAAATAAACAGCCACTGATGCAGATGTATTCTGTGTCCTACGAGGTGATCACTGAGAAGTGTGGAACTCCTGAGAATAGACTTAGGAACGGGACGGCAACAGGCGAATAAGTTTAAAAACTAAATGATGTAGGCTCTGAGAAAAAGCAACCTACGTGTTGATATAGTTTGGCTAATCACGGACTATACAGCATCCGCCAGATGAATCTAGAGTAGGGAGCACCGGCTGACCACTTCCGTCCTTAGGGAATCTCTTTTGATTAGTATGACGCTAACACGGATGATGCGTGGTCATAATTTGCCTGCGGATAGGTGAATTATGACTTAAATCAGGATGATACGCGAAGGGTATGTAAAAGAAATCAATTAACTCTAGTTAAGAATAAAAGGTATGAGCGATAGCGAAATACAGATGTCGTAAGACATCTTAAAATGTGTATCCAAAATGATCAATCCAAACACGATGTGCTTCAGTAACAGTTGCTAGAGTCTTTGGGTTTGTGTAATAGTCCTGATAAGGATTAGGTCTTATCCTGTAACCTGATTTATACTTTGGCATTGTGTCTGGTTTATACACTTCACCTATATTCTCACAGATACGTGCTACCTCATTATCAAAATCCTCATAACGAATAACATCATCTACAATAACTTCATCACCAATAGTAAAAACATCTAGGTCATCTGCTAACCATCTAGGTTTCATATCAATAAACCACTCAAACGATTCCCTTACTTCGTCAAATGGCATGTGTGGTTTACGAGCAATCTTCTTACGTATAGAGTGCATGGTCCACCAAAACTTAGATACCATACGATCCCAAGGATTGCGAATAACACAGATCTTGTAGTAAGACTTCCATACATCCTCACCTAACAGACTACGCAGTCTTTTAGCACTCATATGATTCCAATATTGATCTTCTTTGATCTTTCTACCATTGTGTCTGGCTCCTGCTATACCATACTCTGATATAGTTTCTACTCTGTTGTGATCGCCTAGGTCTACTGTGTCGGGTGGTAAACAAAACTGTTCAAGGTATGCTTCAACAGAAGTGCCACCTGTCTTTTTGGTTTTGAGATATATGAATTTGTGAGTGTGGCTTACAAGCATAACATTACTTATAGTCAAAAGAAAAGGCCCAGGTATCTCAACGTGAGCCTTTTAGTAGGTTTATGCTAGAGACTTACTTCTTGTCCCAGATTGTATATAAAACCCATACTGCGATTAAACCAGCTACGCCTTGATCGCCTAGTGATTTAACGATGCCAGTTACAGAACCAATAACGTCTGTGCCTGGAAGAAATGGAACTGTGTTACCGCCAAATAAAATTTCTAAAGCGATGAACATTGCCATTAAAGTTACTGCTAAATGAGCAATCTCGTTAGCCCACTTCTTTACGTTTTCCAATACTTTCATGTAGTATTACCTCCTAAGAAGCCACGCCCTAGTTTATCATCTTCACCACAAAACTTTGGTGCGTGAAATAGTATTTAGAGTCTAACACGGGTATAAACAACACAGTTTTTATATTTGTGTTCCGTGCATAATTATAGGCTCTAATACATTATTATAGCATTAAATGGCGATTTGGTCAATCTAAAAGAAGGGCATTCTGCTCTTTTTGGTGGTTTCTAGATTTTCCTTGATTATGTCGTTTATGATAGATCTTTCTTCCATTGACAGGTGCATGGCTTCTGTATAGCTCAAACCACCACGCATATACCATGCCATTTTGAGACTATCGTTTCTAATACTCTTAGTCTCTTTTTCCATTCCTTCAACTAGGCCCTCGATCTCTTCAGAGTTCAAGGTCAAGAGCCTTATACGAAAAAATTTGACATATCCAATGTAAATGGTTGACTGTATTCTTTGCCACATTCCTCGTTAGAACATTTAATGGTCAATGGTTTTATTTCTGTTCCAGCTCTGAGATCACTTAAATGATCACGTATTCTATTAAACACTTTGCTGTCGCAGTTGGTCATAAACTCTTTGATATGCTCTGGATTGTCTACAGTTTCTCCGTTTACACGAATCAACGATATGCTGTCTCCGATAGCACCCATGGTAAGTTTGGTTACGTTTGCTAAGGCTTGTCCTAGTGCAGACATCTTATCTGCTTCTGGTATGTTTTCATCTGCCTGCGCCATCTGCATAACCTTTTGTTGTTCAAACTGTGCTTTGGCAGTTTCGTTTAGATCAAAGTATGTCATAGGTTTAAAGAATACTTCAAGGTCACTTATCTTTGCAGACTTTGCATAGTCTGGTGCACGATATTGATCAATGACATTACGTAGATCAAGTGCGTAGTCCTGTGTTTCGTTGCAGTGAGGACAAGTCACAGTCATTTCCATTTCGTGACCATAACTGGCAATTCGAACTGCTGTTAACAATAGGTCAACGTCTGTTTGTGGGATCGCCCATGGATCTTTGATGTTTGGTATACAGCTCTTAAATATTTCAGCAACTGCTGAACCGTTAAACAATGCGTCAGGTGTTCTGTTTACGATCTCATCCATAGCAGTCATTGGAAAGATAGGTATCTCTCCGTTAACAGGCATATCTAGTGTGCCAGGTGGATAAAATTTACCATCACTAGGTAATTTAACGTAGATTGCAGGTTGTCTAAAATACTTCTGTAAGGGGTTATTTTCGCCCATATTCAAATACCATAAATAGTTATATAACACAAATATTTATATGCGTATATAACCAGGTATTTAATTAATGGAAGAATATGATCCTCAGATAATGCGACAGTTCATGGACGAGCTCCAGAGAACCGGTCGAGTAACTAAAGAAACCGCTGACCAAATTGCGGCCTCGGGTTCCACTTTAGAAAAATACATGCAGGAACTTGGCAAGGCATCAAAAAATGCTAGCGGCGAGATATTAAAAGGTGCTAAAAATCTAGCATTTGGTCTTGTTGAAGGTCAAAGAAGATTCCAAGATTTAAATCCAGTTATCGATGGTGTTACTAATGCTATTACAGCACTTAGTGATGCAGTTCCGTTCTTTGGCGGAATAATATCCGGTGTAGCAAGAACAACAGCAGAAGCAGGCAAGATCATGCTTCGCCAAATGGACATACAGACTAAAGCATTTACTGATGTAGGTGATATTGGCGGACTGGCGGCTGATGGTCTAGAAGGCCTCAAAGATCAATTTTTAGATTCTGGATTAACATTAGAATCATATGCAAAAGCTCTACGCAACTCATCAACAACACTAGCAAGATTCAGCGGAACAGTAGCATCAGGCGCTCAGGTATTTTCACAAGCGTCAGGTATATTAACACAAGGTGTTGATGTTGAACTACGTAGACTAGGCTTTTCAGCAGACGACCTAGGTGAAACACTAGAAGCATTTATTGGTCGACAAACAAGATTAGGCAGATCGCAAGGATTAACTGCAAGTCAGTTAGCAAATCAAACACAGGCATACGCAAAAGAACTTGACCTATTAAGCAGAGCTACAGGTATGAGTCGCAAGGCCATAATGCAACAACAGGATGCGGCCTTAAGTGAAGCAAGATTTAGATCTAGTATAGAAAGTATACAAAACGAAGGTGTAAGAACTAATCTATTAAACTTCCAGACCAGTGTTGCTTCAATTAGTCAAGGGCTCGGACAAGGTATTAGAGATTTAACCTCAGGTTTCTTCAACACTGAAGAAGCACAGGCGTTAATGATACAAACAGGCGGAGCGGCGGCATCTATCCTGGGTGACCTCAGAGGCGGCCTAATTGATGAGTTTGAAGCAAGAAGAAGATTACAGTCAGCGTTGAGAGATAATAGTAGACAACTACTAACTGATTTAGGTCCAGCAATTGGCGAAGCAAGTTTAGCAACACGTAATGCCGCAGGTGTATTTGATATTATGAATGCTGACCTAACAGCATCTGGTTTTGATATCCGTAGAGAACAAGATGGTCTAGCAAGTGGCACAAATGATCTAACATCAGATATGGTTCAAGCTCAGAAAAACATTGAAGGTATGAATATCGAAATGCAGAGATTGTTCTTGGCCGCTATGCCTAAAGCCGCTGGTGCTGTTGAAGGATTTACAGACATCATGCTCGAGGCTATCGGAAAGATCAGTAACCGATTCTTAGGCGAAGCAAAAGAAGAAGACAAGACCAAGTTTGAAAATATTATGGGTCCTATAAAGGGATTTGGTAATCCTTTTGATGGATTAGTCATGCAGTCGACTGACGAAGCAACAAAAAACTTGTTAGCCGCTAATGTCAAACCAGATGTAGCAACAGTTAAGACAGCACAGATTGCAGGTCTGCATGATGCTAAGAAAATAGCAGGAGCCAGCGACGATGCTCCTTTAGCAAGTATTTTAGGTTTTGATGCTGTATCAAAATTTGGTGTAGCAACAGTTGGAGAATTTAAGTCTAAGATCGCAGACATGGACCTATCAAAACCATCTGGTCCAAAACAAACATACTCATCAATGACTGCAGGATTAGATACATCAACAGTAGCGACATCTACTACAGAGACTACACAACAAGCAACAATGTCTACTGATATGTCTAATATGTTCAAAATGTTAGCTGGTAAACTAGACGAAACCAATGATATTCTTACCAAAGGCAACAGAATTGGCGAGAGAACATATCGTTCCAATTTGGCATAATCAAGGTTGACACATTCCTTTTTATCCGTTAATCTAATAGAGTCGATAAATACACCTAGACACTAGGAAAAACGGATGGCAACATACAGAAAACATTTTTCAGCGAGAACAGACGGATCACTAAGCCCAATTAGTGGTATCACAATGGATCGAACCAGCGGACAAGGTGGTAACAACAACGACTTTGCATTCCGCAACTACCAATCAAGATTACCTGAGGTATATTCAGGACATCCTAACAGGGTAGAGCGTTACAATCAATACGAAGCCATGGACATGGATTCAGAGATCAACGCATGTTTAGATATTATTGCAGAGTTCTCAACACAGCAAAATGAACAAAACGGCACAGCATTTGATATTGAGTTTAACGACAGTCCAACTGATCGTGAAATTGATATTATCAAGAAACAACTACAGCAGTGGGTTAAACTAAACAAGTTTGATCAACGTGCATTTAAAATGTTCCGTAACACCATCAAGTATGGTGATCAAGTATTCATCCGTGACCCAGAAACATTTGAACTATACTGGGTTGACATGTCAAAAGTTTCTAGAGTTATTGTCAACGAAGCAGAAGGTAAGAAACCAGAACAGTATGTGGTTAGAGACATTAACCCTAACTTTGAGAACTTGACAGTAGCGGCCAAAACAACACAAGACGTTGCTATGAATCCTCCTACACAGGGCGGATATACAGCACCTAACAACTACACAGCACCGAATGCCGCATATGGTGCAGGCAATAGATTCCAACAAGCACTGAACGAATTATGTATTGATGCCAAACACGTGGTCCATCTAAGTCTATCAGAAGGACTGGACAGTTCCTGGCCATTTGGTATGTCAGTGTTGGAAAACGTTTATAAAGTATTCAAACAGAAAGAATTGTTAGAAGACGCACTATTGATCTACAGGGTGCAACGTGCTCCGGAACGTAGAGTATTTAAGATTGACGTAGGTAACATGCCGAGCCACATGGCAATGGCCTTTGTGGAACGTATTAAAAACGAAGTGCATCAACGTAGAATACCTACAGCAAATGGTGGGTCAGGTAGTTTAATGGATGCCACATACAATCCATTATCAATCAACGAAGACTACTTCTTCCCAACGACAGCAGACGGTAGGGGGTCAAGTGTTGACGTATTACCGGGAGGACAGAATCTAGGCGAGATTGATGATCTACGTTACTTCAACAACAAACTATCAAGAGGACTAAGAGTTCCAAGTTCATACTTGCCAACTGGTCCAGACGATAGTCCAGCACCATTAAATGACGGTCGTGTAGGCACGGCACTTATCCAAGAGTATAGATTTAATCAATACTGTATGCGTCTACAGAACCAGGTCAGCCAGAAGTTAGATGACGAGTTCAAGATGTTCCTGCGTTGGAGAGGCTTTAACATTGATAGTTCGATCTTCACTATCAAGTTCAATAGCCCACAAAACTTTGCAAGTTACAGACAGGCAGAACTGGACAGTCAACGTGTCAACGTATTTGGACAGCTAGAAGCATTACCATACATGAGTAAACGTTTCTTGATGCAGAGATTCCTAGGTCTAAGTGAAGAAGAGTTATTAGAAAACGAGAACCTATGGTCAGAAGAACGTGCAGAATCTGAACCATTAACACCGAGTGGCGCGGACATGCGTTCAGTTGGCGTAACACCGGGTAACATTGAAGGTGATCTAGAAACGGCAGATGATCTAGATGCTGACCTAGAAGCACCGGATATTACGGAACCAGCAGGTGATGAAACACCGCCAGGTGCGGAAACTCCTCCAGGAACATAAATATTACTATGACACTCAATGAAATGTATGACAGACCTCAACCTGGTTACCAAGACGTAGAAGACGATCAAGGTCAAGTTAAACTAGGTGATTTACGCAAAACTAAACTGACTCTTAAACAGATCAGTAAGATGCGTCAAATGAATGACGTCCGTGCATTTGAGAATGATCAAAAGCTAAAACGCATACAAAAACAGTATGCTCCAGCACCAGAAGCACCAAGTTTCTAATAATATTATAAAAATATTACATTTCTGACCATTTTTAGGCTAAAAAACACCCATATATTCCTAAAACCTGTAAATAAGTTACACTAGCCCCATATATGGAGAATTAAAACATGAATAAATTTGAACAACTTATCGAATACATCATTAATGATGAAGAAGATAAAGCTAAAGAGTTGTTCCACGAAGTAGTAGTGGAAAAATCTCGTGATATCTACGAGAGCTTAATGGCTGAAGAAGAAACAGTTGAAGAATCAACAGAAGAAACAGTTGAAGAAGCAACTGAAGAAACAGTAGAAGAAGGAACTGAAGAAGTTGCTGAAGACGCTGTTGAAGAATCAATCGAAGAAGAAATCACAGACGAAGAAATTGGTGGTGATGCCGCTGACGACTTAGTTGACGAAATTGAAGCAGACGAAGAAGGCATCGCTCTTGAAGGTGAAGAAGACGAAGATTTAGAAGATCGTGTTGTTGACTTAGAAGACAAATTAGACGAATTAATGGCTGAATTTGAAGAGTTAATGGCTGATCAAGACGCTGAAGAAGCACCAGAAGAAGAAGGCGACATGGAAATGGGCGACGAAGCTGAAGAAGAAGGCGAAGAAGAAGAGGAAGTTGAAATGCCAATGGAATCTGAAGAAGAGATCGCTGAAGAAACAGAAGAAGAGCAAGTTGACGAAGCAGTATCATTAAAGCCAGTTAAGGCTGATAACGCTGATCACGCTACTAACAAAACATCTCCAACACCAACAAACGGTGGTGCTAAAGAGAAGTTAGCAGATGCTCATCCAGCTAAAACAGAAGAAGAAAAAGGCGCTCCTGCTCCTAAGGCAAAAGAATTGCCACATGGAACTACAGAGCCTGATCCAAAAAAAGTTTAATTTAGGAATCTACTAAAATGGCAATGCACCTTAAGGAACACTTGAACTATAATGCGGCGAACATCATCGTTGAAGGTTCAGAGTCAGGCAAAGACCTTTACATGAAAGGTATTTGTATCCAGGGTGGTGTAAAAAACGCCAATGAGCGAGTATATCCAGTGAAGGAAATTGAGAATGCAGTTAAGACACTCAATGAACAAATTACTGGTGGTTACTCAGTTTTAGGTGAAGTAGATCACCCAGATGACTTAAAAATTAACCTAGACCGTGTAAGCCATATGATCACAGAAATGTGGATGGATGGCCCAAACGGCTATGGTAAATTAAAGATTTTACCAACACCAATGGGTAAACTAGTAGAAACTATGTTGACCTCAGGTGTTAAATTAGGAGTTTCAAGCCGAGGAAGCGGTAACGTTTCTGAAAGCGACGGACAAGTCAGTGATTTTGAAATTATCACTGTCGATGTAGTGTCACAGCCTAGTGCTCCAAATGCTTATCCTACAGCGATTTATGAAGGTCTTATGAATATGAGACACGGTCATAAAGTATTGGATATGGCTAAAGAGGCTAACGGTGACGCCAAAGTGCAGAGATACTTGAAGAGTGAAGTTATGCGACTCATCAAGGATCTCAAATTATAGGAGAATGGCATGCTAGATGTTATAAAACCATTGCTCGATAGCGACTTAGTTAACGAAGAAACACGCAACGAAATCAACGAAGCGTGGGAATCTAAGTTAAATGAAGTTCGCGATCAAGTTCGTGCAGAAATCCGCGAGGAATTCGCACAGAAGTATGAACACGACAAAACAACAATGGTTGAAGCAATCGATCGCATGGTAACAGAAAGTCTTGAAACTGAACTTGCTGACGTTAAAGCAGAAAAAGCTCAGTTAGCAGAAGATCGTGTTAACCAAGTTAACAAAATGAAAGAATCTGCAGAAAAATTTAATAACTTTATGGTTACTAAGTTAGCAGAAGAAATCAAAGATCTTCGTGAAGACCGCAAACAACACGGTGCTACAATGGAAAAATTGGAAAACTTTGTTGTTGCTCAATTAGCAGAAGAGATTAAAGAATTTGCACAAGATAAACAAGATGTTGTTGAAACTAAAGTTAAACTTGTTGCAGAGGCTCGTGAGAAACTAGAAGAACTTAAAACTAAGTTCGTTACAGAATCAAGCGAAAAAATGTCAACTGCTGTTGCCAAGCACTTGAAAGCTGAACTTTCTCAATTACAGGAAGATATCAAAGTTGCTCGTGAGAACAGTTTTGGTAGAAAAATCTTTGAAACATTTGCTAGTGAATTCGCAGGCACTCATTTAAACGAGAATGCTGAGATCCGCAAGTTAATGGCTCAAATCGAAGAAAAGAACCAGCAATTAGAGGAATCAACCAAGGCACTCGACGAAACAAGAATGTTGGTCGAAGCCAAAGAAAGAGATATCCGCATTATTAACGAAACTAACGAGCGTAATGCTAAGTTAGATGAATTGCTTGAAACGTTGAATGACGAAAAAGCAGAAGTGATGCGTAATTTATTAGAAGGCGTTCAAACTAAGAAATTAGAGAATGCTTTTAACAAGTATCTCCCAGCGGTGCTTAACGAGAATGTAGTGAAGTCTAAGAAAGCGACACTTACAGAATCTGTTAAGGAAGTTACTGGGGATAAACCTGCGCCAGTTGAAGCAAAAGATGATGACTCACAAGTTATCGACTTACGCAAATTGGCCGGACTATAAGTAAAGACATTAGGAGAAAGATATGTCACAAGAACTACTTGAAAGCCGTTGGGGTGAAACTAAAGAAGCATTATTAGAAGGCCTCCAAGGTAATAAGAAAAATTCAATGGGTGTTGTTTTAGAAAACACTCGTAAGCACTTGATGGAGACATCAGCGGCTGGCACAACAACAGCTGGTAACGTTGCTACATTAAACCGTGTGATCCTTCCAGTGATCAGACGTGTGATGCCAACAGTTATCGCTAACGAAATCGTTGGTGTTCAACCAATGACAGGCCCAGTTGGTCAAATCCATACATTAAGAGTGCGTTATGCAGAAACAAACAATGCTACTGGCACTGCTAACGATGTAACAGCAGGTGACGAAGCATTATCACCATTCAAGATTGCTACTGCATATTCTGGTGATGGCACTGCAGGTAATGCAGATGTAACAGCGGCTAAAGAAGGAACAGGCGGTCGTAAGATCTCAGTTCAAATCTTGAAACAAGCTGTTGAAGCAAAAACACGTAAATTACAAGCACGTTGGACATTTGAAGCGGCTCAAGATGCACAAGCTATGCACGGCATCGACGTAGAAGCAGAAATCATGGCGGCTTTAGCACAAGAAATTACTGCTGAAATCGATCAAGAAATCTTAGCATCTTTACGTTCATTAGCGGCTACAGAGTTCACATACAACCAGAACACAGTTTCAGGCACAGCGACATTCGTTGGTGACGAGCATGCGGCACTTGCTGTTTTAATTAACAGAACTGCTAACTTGATCGCTCAAAGAACACGTCGTGGCGCAGGTAACTGGGCTGTTGTATCTCCAGCGGCATTAACAGTATTACAATCTGCTACAACTTCAGCGTTCGCAAGATCAACTGAAGGCACATTTGAAGCACCAACAAACACTAAATTCGTTGGCACATTAAACGGTGCTATGAAAGTTTATGTTGACTCATATGCTTCAGATTCTACAGCAGTATTAGTTGGTTACAAAGGCTCAAGCGAATCAGATGCGGCGGCGTTCTATTGCCCATACGTTCCACTAATGAGCTCAGGTGTTGTTTTAGATCCATCAACATTTGAACCAGTAGTATCATTCTTAACACGTTATGGCTACGTAGAATTAACAAACACAGCATCATCATTTGGTAATGCTGGTGACTACGTGGGAGAAATTGCTGTTTCTAACTTATCATTCTCATAAGTTGATACAGCACACGCTGTTAACATTAAAAGAGGACTTTTCGGAGTCCTCTTTTTTTGACTCAAATTTCTATAAATACTATTACTCGCACACGGGGTGCGTTTTTATGCTGTTACCATATCAGCGTAGCGGATAGAACCCGCATTGGACTTCTATAAGGAGAAATATAAAATGGGTAGACCAATAGACAAATACTTTTTAGGTGCAACCGGCGGTTCGCCAGCAACTATTCCAGTTCGTGCAGACATTAGTGGAACAGACTTTGAAGGTTACATCGTTAATCAAAAAGGTTCTAAAACTTTCACAGTATCAAACGACGCAGGCACACTTCAAGGTGAATGTGTTTTAGTTGACAAAGTTAACGGTCACGATGCAGGCGAAATGTCTATCGTTGGCTTAGCAGACGGTTCTGCGACAACGATTCAAAAGATCACAGCTCACAAAGCAGTTGACTATAATGGCAACGCTTACTCATGGGCAGTGGCAGACGATTCATCTGAATCACTATTAATCTTAACAGCACTATAATTTAAGATTATTATCGACGCAAGTCCCTTCTTAGTAAATACTCTAAGAAGGGATTTTTATGACAGTAGCATTTGTATTAGGTAATGGTAAAAGTAGACTAGCAATAGATCCACAACAGGATCTAATAGGTAGAGGAACCATATATGGTTGTAATGCTATATACAGAGATTTCATGCCACAGGTTCTTGTGTCAACAGACAAACCAATATCAGATCAAATACAACTTGAGGGAATACCTGAGCGTGTAAAGCACTGGACACGCAGACCTTTACCAGATTCAAAGTCACTAAAGATAGAGAGACCATACTATGGCATGAGCTCAGGACCAGTTGCCATAAGCCGTGCGGCCATAGATGGACATACACACATATACTTTATTGGGTTTGATCTAGGATCACCTGATGGTCTACTTAACAATGTCTACGGTGGCACAGAATTCTATAAAGCCAATACCGATAAAGCAACGTTTGCGGGTAACTGGGTTTATCAAATAGATCAGATAGCAGATCTACATAGAAAATCAATATTCTTTCGAGTTCTTGGTCAAGAATCTACAGCAATTAAATTTAAAAATAAATGGAAGAACATTGAGGATATCTCAATGGAGCAGTTTAAACTGAAGATAAATAAGTTGTAAATAGGACAGGACCATGGCAACAGTAAAAAGAACATCAGGTGATTACAACATATACACATACGATGCCGCAGGCAACGTAGATGGTAACGTAGGTATCACTACACATACAGTTACTATCACTGGTAACCTCAACGTATTAGGAACAACTACCGAAGTTACTTCAACAGATACAGTTATTGCTGATAGATTGATTACACTTAACAATGGTGAATCAGGCGCTGGCGTAACTGGTAACTTATCTGGCATTGAAGTTGATCGAGGCACAGAAACAAATGCTAGACTTGTTTATGTTGAGTCAACAGATATGTGGTCAATTGACAACGGTGACGGAACTGTAGTTGCTATCGCTACATCAGTATCTGGCAACGCAGGCTTAGATAACATTGTAGAAGATACAACACCACAACTAGGTGGCGACTTAGATGTTAATGGTCAAAGCATTGTGTCAGCAAGTAACGGTAATATTGTTATTGCCGCCAACGGCACAGGTATTTTACACGTTGATGGTTCAGCAGTAAGATTACAAAATGAAGGATCAGATCCAACAGGGCAATCAGGTTACACAACTGTTTATGCTAAAACAGCAGGGTCAGGCGGCACAGGTCTATATGCTGTGTCAGGATCAACATCCGCAGACGAATTAGTAAGCAAATCAAAAGCCGTAGTATTCGGTATTATATTTTAGGAAGTAACAAATGGCAATTTCAACAAACGCAGTAGGAAATACAGCAACAACAGTTTACACATCAAGTGGTAATACAGCAATTACATACATGACGTTTACTAATCACACTGCATCAACAGTAGCAATTGATATCAATGTAGTGCCAAGTGGTGATTCAGTTGGTAATGTAAACTTAATTGCAGATTCTTTAGATGTAGCGGCCAATGATACATATCAAATTTATGCATCAGGTGAAAAGTTATTGTTAGAAAACGGTGACTTTGTTAGTGCAACATGTAATACAGCGTCGGCACTAAACTGTGTAGTATCATACACTTCTATCTAAGGTAATCTATGTCAACAGGTAGATTTTTAAAAGAGCCAGTTATAGCAACTACTGCTAAAAGTATTGGCGTGCCAACTGGTAGCACTGCTACCAGACCTGAAGCACCTACCTTTGGCACATTTAGATATAATTCAGACGTGGGTCGTTTAGAATATTATAACGGCACAGCATTTAAACAAGTAGCACTTGACGGTGAGAAAACAATGACTGTTGACACTTTTACAGGTGACGGCACAACAGCAACATTTACACTATCAGAAACTCCAACAGGCACAGGACAAATTCTAGTGTTCATCAGTGGTGTTCATCAAGAACCAGACACTCACTATACTCTAGCAACAGACGATCTTATTTTCAACGAACCAGTTCCAGACCTGGAAACTATTACAGTTATTATTGGTATGGGCGAAACTCCAGATTCTTAATTAGATAAATAAACGCATAACCAACACGGTGTTGGGGACAAACCGAGGTAAACCTGCGATTGAACAAGGTTATCCGTGAAACACGGAGGATGAGGAGATACTATGGCTCAAGGGCGAATTTCTGGTAGACTCTTGCGAGATGACCTTGCGAGAGATGACAACTTAACATTTGATACAAATACCCTAGTAGTTGATTACGGCAACTCTAAAGTTGGTATTGGCACGGTATCACCATCAGACATCCTCACAGTATCAGGCAACGCTACGCTTGGTAACATACAAGTTTCAAACAATCAAATAATTTCAGTCAATGCCAATGCACATATTGTGTTAAATCCAAATGGCACTGGTAACATTGACGTATCGTCAACAACTATAAACAATTTATCAGATCCAACACAAGCACAAGATGCGGCCACTAAAGCCTATGTAGATTCACAAATGGCAAGCTCAATTGGCAACAGTATTGACTTAGGCACAGCAACAGACGGAAATATAATAGATGGTGCTTATCTAGGCTGGACTACATCAACAAAAGTAACAGATGCTATTGATGACCTAAACGAAGTAATGCTTAATGTTTACAATGATACTTTTGTAAGTTCAGTAGACTTTACAGCAGATGTAACATCAGGTGGTGCAGGCACTACAGTTACACTGACAATTACACACGTTGGCAATGCTAACAGATATGACATTACCTGGGGAGATGGTGACACAACCACAGGCACAATAGACACAACACCAAGTCATACTTACAACACAAACGTAGGCTCTCCATTTGATGTAACAGTGAGAGCATACAACAACAGTGGAACTGGATCAGGTTCTGAAGCAAGTAAAACTAGAGAAGACTATATCACAATCTACACAGCAGACCCTGTGGTATCATTTGCAATATATGCGGCCGCAAGCGGGGGGAGTGCGTTAAACTATTGGGACGATGGCAACACAGTCTACTTAGAAAATACAACAACAAACATTGGCGGTGCGACAATTCAATATACGATTGATTGGGGCGATGGATCAAGCGATGATGTTATCACAGATGACACTGCCGCAGGTGGATCACAAGGTGCAAGACTGGCACATACATTTACAACATCAACAGAACAAGAACAACAAAGAACAGTTACAGTTACACTAGACAGTCACTCAACTGCCACACCAGGTGTAACACCAACAAGTAATTCAGATGTAGTTGAGATATATGACACCCATACACCAACGGTTACATTAAACGATAATTCAGGCGTTAATGAAGAAGCAACGTCAGGGCACGTTGTAACATTTACTAACACAACAGAATCAACAATTGGTAGTTATGCAACATATGGTATCCAATATCAATACCAATGGGGTGACGGAACATCATCAACAACAGTTAACGTAGGTTCAGGTGCCGCAGGTGATACTGGTGGAACCATACAACATACATTTGCTTTAAGTTCAGGTGATCAAGCATCGGGCACTGCCCGAGACTACACAGGTAACATCAGAGTAATTAGTAATCACACAAGCTCACCTTTTATTAGTTCAGACTTTACAGTTCACGTTGAGCCAGACGTTCGTGCTATTGTAGCAGGAACAGCAAAAACAACAAGTGATAGAACAGGTGACAATCAGTATGATATCTATGACTACACAACCTATGACGGAAATGATCTAGCCATAGTTCAAATAACCAACACATCACAGAACGCAGACGACTACGTTTATAACTTTGCTGATGGCACAGGCAATATTGCTGTTACAGAAGATGGGTCTAGTGATGGATCATTGGGTAACATTTTAGAACACGACTTTGGTGGACAGTCAACAGGCTCATATAACCTAACATTTACTGCCAACGGCACACCAGACTTAACAGCACAGACTGATCAAGATACTGGTATTACATTTACAATGAATGCCACACCAAGTGCACCTAGCAACTTATCCGCATTCACATTGACATTGGCAGATAGTTACCAAGGCACAAGTCCAAAACTGTGTGCTAGTTTTGATGATAACTCAGCAACAACACCTATATCAGCAGGCACTGCATTAACGTCTACAACAGCACGTAGATACACAAGTGGAACAATTGATACCCAAGTTATTAATAATGCGTATGACGGCACTACAGGCACCCTTACAGCGAACATTAACGGTAGTGATGCGGGTAACACAACATTCTCAACATCATTAAATGAGACAGGAACATTTACAAGCCTAGTTGTTAGCCAACAAGGTGACGCACACAACACAATTAGTTCGTTAACATATCCAACAGGATTCTATCAAACATTTGATGCTAAGATTACACAGGCACTGACAAGTTACACAGTTGGCCTAAATGATCAAAGATTAGAACATTCAACAACAGGTAACACTAACTATGTTTCTGTTGTCTATGATGATGTTACATCAGCACCAACGATATCATCAAATGGCACTCTAGTAGAAGGCACAGCAGGAACTAAGAGATACATTTCAGGCATACCTTATTATAACTCAGGTAGCCCAACAGTATTATTAACAGGTGTCCAAGTTTCAAACTTGACTGGGCAGGCATATACAGATGTTACAAACATTGTAGAAGTTGACAACGGCACTAACCAAGAAGGAACATCATTAGCAGGAACTATAAACACAGATTATACATATTCAGCTATTGATGGTTCAGTGACAATGTTATCAAGTGGTATTCCAATAGCAGACACAGGTGTTGCTAGTGCTTACACACTAGGTAACTTAGAAGTTGGCATTACAACATCTTCAGTGAGAACAATTGACAGAGTTAAAGTTCGTGCTAGAAACTGTAACGGTGCTGGTAGTTATTCAGAAAACACAACAAACATTCAAGTTCATAAATCAGCACAGTCAGGCATTTCAGAAATTGCTATTGCTGTTGCTGACGCACTGGGTGCTACTTATGATGACGATGGTATACGTATTGCAGACTTTTTAAGTGAAACAACAGACACACCAAGTTATACAGGATCAACAAACTTTTATACAAACGATCCATACAGTGAATCAAGTGATCCGGGTGTAGCAGGAACTAGAGAAGCGACTATTAGATTAGGTGTTCTCAAACACGACACAACAGATTACTCTACTGGCTACTTACCAGTAGGCCCAGATAGATCAAGTGACACAGGCACACAATACTTTACATTTGCATTCCGTAGAAGTAACATGGCTAACTTTGATATCAACATTACATCAACAGGTATTGCTGGTTTATGGATAGCGGCGCCGGGCACTGCTATTGATTCAGCATCAGGACTGAACGGTTGGTTAAGAGCAGATACTACCTACGGTGGTTCAGGTGTTCCAGGTTCAGACACAGGTAATGGTGGTAACGGATCTGACGGATGTGCATTTACATCAGGTGATAGAATAGCAACATCAACAAGTTTATCAGGGGGTTACACAATGACGTTAGGAACAGAGAATGGTTCCAACGCAACAGGTAACGTTGTATTAGTTCGCATAGCATTGACTAGTGGTCAGAGTGTTACTGCGTTATCAGTAGGAGTGGCGAGCTAATGGCAATTTCAGATACCCAGAAGGTTGATTATCTTTGGAAGAAACTAGGTTACGGTGCTACTAAAACTGATACCAATGCCAACAAGTTTGCTCCTAACGAAGCGATTGCTTCTCCGTTAATCTTACGTGGCGACAAAGTTTGGCAACAAGCAGGTAATATTCCAACAGTTCAACCAGGTTCATCATCAGGTGTTGTCACTGTATACCCAACATCAGCACCACAGGAATGCACAGAAGATATTACAGCAACATCAAATAGATCTTGGAAAACAGGAGTAACAGATTGGATTCCGCCGGAGATTGGTTCAACATATCAAGCAAAAGTTTATATAGCAACATCAAGTGATGCAGGTAATGCGTCGAGTGGTGACCAAGTATTTGCCACAGGTTCAGGTAATGATGACGAATGGTTCTTTGACTATCAATCAGGCGTTCTACATTTTATTGGAACTAATTTACCCAATGGTGTTAGTTTTACAGGTAAGAGTGTTTATGTAGCAGGTGCAAGATACACAGGCACATTTGGTGTTGGTTCATCAGGAGGAGGTATAGGCAACCTTGAAATTAATGATACCACGATCACATCAGCAACGGCCAGTGATGACATCACTATAGATGCTGAGTCTGGAACATTTATAATATCTGGAACGACTGGGTTTGTCATACCAGTTGGTAATACAGCACAGCGAGATGGTTCACCTGACACAGGCTTAGCAAGATATAATTCAGAAACAGGTTACGTTGAAATCTACACAGGGTCTGGGTGGGACTCGATAGGTGATTATTCTCCAACAGTAGAATCATTTGACGGTGACAACTCAACAACACAATTCACAATGTCAGAATCGTCAACAACTGATGGAACATTTGTTGACATCAATGGTGTTGTTCAACTTGGCGGAACTGCTTATACAGTTGCAGGTAATGTTGTAACATTTACATCAGCACCAGCAAGTGGTGATAAAGTCACAGTTAGATTCACAACAAGAACATTAGGTAGTTCAGTAGGCTCGTATGTTAAAACAACAGCAACCACAGTCAGCGGACTACCATCAGCATCCACAGCAGGAGTAGGAGCCAGAGCATTCGTAACTGATGCAACAGCAACCACATTTGCCTCAACAGTCTCAGGCGGTGGTGCTAACAAAGTGCCAGTATATTCAGATGGCACTAACTGGAAAATAGGCTAAATTAACTACGTAGTTTATCCAATAATATTAGCAGTTTATACACTGACCTAACAGGTCAATATACACAGAATCGCATAAATATTGCTAATAGCGGGGAACAAAGACCGCTATCTAACGTTAGATAGGGGGTAGCTCCTCTAAAATCATTTTAGAAGGAAAAAGAAAATGGCAGTCACAAGGATTAAGAATAACCAGATTACGGACACCACTATCACTGGTGGTAAGCTGGTTAACAATACTATTACTGCTGGTAAGTTGGAAAACAACATGACTTATGGTTCTAACCTGACGATCACAGGTAACCTTACAGTCAATGGTGCAACTACAACTGTTTCAACAACAAACACCACTGTTGAAGATACCATAATGGTATTGAACAGTGATGCGTCAGGTTCTAACACAACTGACATTGGTATTTACGGTGAACGTGGAACTGATGCTTCAGTGTTCATGGGTTGGGACGAGTCAGCAGATCAGTTTGCGTTAGTTGAAACATCATCAGCAGGCACAGACACAGCGATGACAATCACTGACTATGCTCCATTGAGATTGGGTGCATTAACAGCAGACGACACTGTGACAGCAACAGGTAACGTAACTGGTGGTAACTTACTAACAGGTGGTTTAATTGATGCAACTGGCAACATTGACGGTGCTAACCTAAACACAGGCGGTCTAGTATCAGCAACTGGTAACGTAACTGGCGGTAACTTGGTAACAGGTGGTTTAGCATCAGTAACTGGTAACGTAACTGGCGGTAACTTGGTAACAGGTGGTTTAGCATCAGTAACTGGTAACATCACAGGTGGTAACTTAATCACTGGCGGTTTAGCATCAGTAACTGGTAACATCACAGGTGGTAATTTACTGACAGGTGGCCTGATTGATGCTACAGGATCAATTACTGCAGGCACAACAGTTACAGCAACAGGTAACATCACAGGTGGTAACGTAATCACAGCAGGTTTAACTTCAACAGGTGACTTAACAGTATTAGCGTCAGCAACTATTGAAATGAACGAAAACGTGATTGGTAACGTTGCAGATCCAGTAGCAGACCAAGATGCGGCAACAAAAGCCTATGTTGACTCACAGGTATCAACAGGTTTTGATATTACTGATGGCACAACAACACAAAACATCTCATCAGGTGACACATTAACATTTGCAGGCACGTCCAACGAAGTTACAGTCACAGTTTCAGCAACTGATACATTAACAATTGGTTTACCAGATGACGTTGTTATTGCAGGTAACTTGACAGTTCAAGGTTCACAAACGGTATTGAACACTGCAACACTACAAGTTGAAGATAAGAACATTGTTCTAGCAAACGGTGCGGCTGATTCAGCCGCGGCCAATGGTGCTGGTATCACAGTTAATGGCGCAAGTGCTACTATTATATACACTCATGCAACAACATCATGGGATTTCAACAAACCAGTAAACGTGACAGGTGCATTTGATGCAACTGGTAACGTGACAGGTGGAAATATCATCTCTGATGCATTAGTGTCAGGAACAAGTATTACAACAAGTGGCACTGTTGTAGCAACAGGTAACATCACTGGTGGCAACTTATTGACAGGTGGCTTAATTGATGCTACAGGTTCAATCACAGCAGGCACAACAGTTACAGCAACAGGTAACGTTGCAGGCGGTAATTTAACCACAGCAGGACAGGTAGCGGCAACTGGTAACATCACAGGCGGTAATTTGATCACAGGCGGTATTGTTACAGCGACCGGCAACGTGAGCGGTGGTAATGTTACAACAGCAGGTGTTGTTACAGCAACAGGTAATGTTACAGGTGGTAATTTAGTAACAGGTGGTCTTGCTTCAGTAACAGGCAACATCACAGGCGGTAACTTGTTAACCGGCGGATTAGTTTCAGCAACAGGTAATGTTACTGGTGGTAACTTGACTACAGGTGGTGACGTAGATGCTACAGGTTCAGGCACATTCGGTAATGTTACAATTGACACAGACGACATCACAACAGCAGGTGCAACATTAACAATCAACGAAGCAGGTGCTGACAAAGACTTCCGAGTTGAGTCAAACAACAATGCTAACATGTTGTTTGTTGACGGTGGTGCAGATCAAGTGATCGTTGGTGCAGGCTCAGGCACAACTGACGTATCATTTAAAGTTGCTACTACAGACTCAGTTATGATTGCAACTGGTAACACAGCACAGCGTCCAGCGACAGGTGTTGTTGGTATGCTACGTTTCAACACCACAGCAGACTCACTTGAGCAATATTCAAGTGCGGACGGTTGGGAAACAGTTGGTGTTCCAGCGTTCACGGTTATTGCTTCAGAAACATTCAGCGGTGACAACTCAACAGTGGCATTTACACTGAGTGATTCACAGACGACAGCAAGTTGTATCGTGTCAATCAACGGTGTGGTTCAATTACCAACAACTGCTTATGGTGTGTCAGGAACGACATTGACGTTCACAGAAGCACCGTTATCAGGTGATACAATTGAAGTTCGTAAGATCACGACAACCACAACAGTTACTAACATCTCATCATCATCAGGTGGTGCAACTGTTGAAGCAAACAACGAGACAGAGATCGACATTAAGGGTAACTTGATGCCAGCGGCTGACGCAACTTACTCAATTGGTAATGCAACAGTAGGTTGGACAACAGTCTACGCTGAAGCAACTTCAGCACAATATGCTGACTTGGCTGAGAAATATGAAGCAGACGCTGACTATGAACCAGGCACAGTTTTACACTTTGGTGGTGACAAAGAGGTTACAGAATGTGACCAAGATCACTGCACGAAAGTGGCAGGTGTTGTTTCAACAAGCCCGGCTTACAGAATGAACGATGGTCTTGAAGCAGAACACACAGCAATGGTAGCATTAGTTGGTCGTGTTCCATGTAAGGTCCAAGGTCCAGTTGCTAAAGGTGACATCATGGTATCAGCAGGAAATGGTAAGGCGAGAGCTGAAGCAGATCCTAAAGTTGGTGCAGTCATTGGTAAGGCTTTAGAAGACTTTAACGGTGAAGAAGGCGTGATCGAAGTAGTGATCGGCAAACACTAATCGTTAAATTGGCTAGTGGAAAAAGGCACATTTTTGTGCCTTTTTTCTTGTCTGTTAATTGTGATAAATAGTTGTGGAGAATAGAAAGATATGGCAAAACAGACAATCAACATCGGAACAGCGGCCAACGACGGAACGGGTGATCCATTACGCACCTCGTTTGACAAGACAAACGACAACTTTGACGAGATATACCTCGCAGGTCCAGTTGGCACTAACATACGAATTCAATCAAACACAATCATCAGCACTGATGAAAACGGAAACATCACACTAGATCCAAACGGCACAGGTATTGTTACTATCAACAGTGACTTGGTCATATCAGGATCTGTCCGAGGTGATTCAAGTTCTGTTGTCCAGTTTGAGTCTGAGGTCGGAATACAGAATCTAGGTGCAGGCGGACAAGAGGCCATCACACTGGAAGATCCGATCCGTTTGCCTAACTTAACAACAGCAGAGAGAGATGCACTAACAGCCGCCAATGGTTGGCTAATATATAACGCAACAACATCTAAGATACAGGCCTATGCAGGTGGTTCTTGGGTAGATTTACATTAAGGAATACTCGATGGGATTAACTAGGCCCAGAGCCCACCAACTACAAGATTCAGACTTTAAAGCATCTTGTAGAGCATTATCAACATCAAACGTAACCTTATCAGGTGGAGCACCAGCTACAGTAGATGGTGTTAGTCTCGCAGTCCAAGATAGAATCTTAGTAACAGGACAGACAACAGGTTCTGAAAATGGTCTTTATCGTGTAACCACAGTGGGCACAGGCTCAAACGGAACTTGGGTAAGAGCCGCTGACGCTGATGCAACGGGAGATATCACTGCCGGCTTAACAGTAATGGTCACAGAAGGCACGACCTACGCTGACACGTCATGGAAACTGACAACAGACGATCCGATAACAGTTGGCACAACAGCACTAACATTTGAACAAGCATCAGCATACGCATTTGGCACAGTATCAGCAAACGGCACAAGTCTGGTAGCAGATCAAGTAGGTGACACATTAACAGTATTACAAGGTAATAATATGGTGATAACTGGTAATGCAATATCTGACACAATGACTATTGCGTTATCTAATGATCCAAGTGTTACAACAGTTACAGCCTCGGGTAATGTTACAGCCGCTAACGTTACAGTAAGTGACGTATTAAGAATAGCACAGTCAGGCAGTGGTCTACGCATGACCAACGTAGGTGCGTTTGACAATGATGGTTCAGACAACTTTAGAATATTTGCTACAAATGATTTATCAATAGGTGCAAATGGCCAAAACGGTAATTCAATCTATATAGGAACAGGTAATGCTGTTACTATCAATCACAACACAACTATTAAAGACGGCGCAATTGATTTTGATGTTGCTAGTCACGATGGCACAAATGGTTTAAAACTAGGTGGCACTCTTGTAACAGCAACAGCCGCTGAACTTAACTATACTGATGGTATGTTTGATAATACTGTTGCTAATAGTATTCCATCAATGAACGCATCAAATGACGGCTTTACTGATTCGGGCATGATCTACAATAGTTCTACAGCAAGTTTAGGTATTGGTGTAGCAAGTGCCGCAGATATTGATGCAAGGTTACACATTGTAGGAACAGGTAACGCTAACCAGCGTGAAACACTGTTCAAGGTAAACAACTCAAACGATCATGATAGAATTGAGTTTATTGACGAAAGCAGTGCTGACAGTTTACCAAGTGCATTGAGAAACAGAAACGCTACCTACGGTTTAGGCATTATTGCAGAATCAGGACCTGTAAGACTTTATTCTGGCGGTAGTGCGGCAAGTAATGAAATATTAAGAGCGGCTAATGTGGGTGTTAGATTTAACAATGCTTATACTTTCCCAACATCAGATGGTTCAGCTAACCAGGTTCTTGTAACAGATGGTAGTGGTGCATTAAGTTTTGCTGATCAGAGTGGTATCAGTGAGGTATCTGATGACACTACACCTCAACTAGGCGGTGACTTAGATCTAAATAGTAACGACATAAATGGTTCGGGTAACGTTAATGTCACTGGTAATATCAGTGCTACAACTACAATTACAGCAACTGGCAATATCACAGGTGGTAACCTAGTTACTTCAGGAACGGTTACAGTTGACAGACTAGCACTAACTTCAAGCCAGACAACAGTTTCACCACTACAGTTAACAGCAAACTCACTTAGTGATGGTGTTGGTGCCTTGAGAATAGATGGTTCACAAGCAGACATATTCTTAAATCCAGCCACTGCTACACATACCACAGTGACTTTCGCTGTAAACAATGATCAAAGAGTAGCCTTTGGTATGGACAACAGCAGTGACTTCTATATCACAAGAAGAACTGGCAATACCTGGTATGATGACACACTGGTAATAGATAGAGACAGTGGTCAAGTCAGTTTAGGGTATACGTTGGATGTTGTAGGTAATATCACATCAGGTAACCTACACGCTGACAACTTAACCACAGCAAATGCTTTTGTGGTTGTAGGCAGTAGCGGTCACCTAACAGAATCTACAACACTGACTGTAGACACTAGCAGTAACTATCTAGGTATTAATCAAACATCACCAGAAGTTACCTTACACATGACAGGTGATGGCGCCCAGTCAGCACAGATTAGAATGGAGCAGTATAATGACACAGCAGATGCTCCAGACATGAGAATAAGAAAAGGTAGAGGCACAGAGGCTTCTGCTAGTGATACTGGTGCAGG